CATTCATTAATGAAACTTTTAGAGCGGCGTTTAATCTAGCTACCTCGGGGGCGTATTTCTTGTTAGCCTCTGGGGAGTATGGAATGTCTTGCATATTCACCATGGCTTTACGTGCTTCGTTCCCTAGGGCTTTCATCTTGTTAGCATACTCTGCATATGCTATCTCTTTAGGGTTTCTCATCTTACTTACTAGTGTGAATGCATCATCAGTCTCATACATCTTAGTACTTCTTTGCATCTTAGTTACAGTCTTAGTTACTTCTTTACCTGACTTAGTAGTGTAAGTCTTTTCATATGTTGGGTCATCTACTGTCTTCCATGTTTGTTTTCCTGTCTCAGGATCTATAATAGGAGAACCTTGTCTCTTAACAACAGATGTCTCAGAACTAGCACGGGATATGATTGTACCAGCACCCTCACGGTATCTACCGTTTTCATCTGTGTGTCCTTGGTATCTTCTCTTAAGTTCTGCTATGTTATTGTCTTTCTCACTTTGTTTATAGTTAAGCTTATGTTTAGCTGCATCTATAACAACCATTGAATGTTTAACTGCTCTAGCTATCTCATCGTCAGGAGCTCCAGCCAATGTCATGTCTGTTATTAGATTTGAAATTTTACCCATCTCTACTTGAGTACTATCAGACGTCTTAGTCTTCATATACTTCATTCCTGGTATCTCAGGGTATTGCATCTTAGGATCGAATCCTTCTAATTCTTTTAATGGCGGTTTATTAGATATGTTAACATTACCTTTACCAGTAGGTATAACCATAACTGTATCTCCATCAAAGTCTGCTCCTGATAAACGTTCTGCTACTTTAGAGTTTATACAAACAGCATCTAATGGGTTCTTACCTACCATTTTAACAGCATCAGGTTGTTTATTGTTAACTGTTAGTATCGGTATTTCAAATAAACCTCCATGTGGGTATCTTACTAACGCAACCTTAGTTCCATTCTCATAGTTAGGTGCGTATACTTCGTTATCTTTCATTGAAGGTACAGGAAGTATTACTTGATACTTCTGTCCTGGTAATGCTGCAGCTTGAAGGTGCACAGCAGAAGAGTCGCAGTCATCTGCGAATGATTTTAATAAAGCTTTCTTAACTGTAGGGTTTGTTAATGACATGATTTCATCGAACTCAGCTTGCTTATCTGCTTCAGCTAAACCTAGTTGTTGCTTAACTAATTTATAGTTTTGTTTGGATAAGAATTGTGAAGGAAGTTTGTCTGCCCATTCTCCCCAGTCTCCTTCTTCCGCTCTTTTGTTTATTAATGATAACTTCTTATTACCATCTTTGTCTGTATAGAAACTTTGTCCACCAGCTTTGATTAAAGAACCAAATGGATTGTCTGGGTCATCTTTTATAGGTTTTAATACTTCCATTTTAGATTTGTCTTTTGTTTTGTTAGTGTTGAACATTACGTCTACACCTTTTGGTAGGTCATCAGAATATACAGCCATTCCTTTGATGTAGTGAGAACCATCAACCATTATACGAACTTGTGCATAATTAGATCCGCCAAGATCTAGGTCTTTACAACCTCTTCTTATTTCAACAAGTCCGTCTTTTTCTATTCCTCCATCCTCAGCATATCTTATTGCTAATCTCTTAGAATCTAAAGACGCTGGGTAATGGAATGTATCAAATGTTTGGCCTTCATCATGTGAATGGTATTCTGTAATAGAGTGTACATTTTGATAGTCATACATATCTTTCCACTCTTTATCAGGTCTTGCTAATACTTTAAGGTTAGTTTGTTTACCTGGGTTGTTAACTTGTGCTACACCTCCACCGTACTTGTGATAACCTTCGAATTCAAGCATCATTACGGCTTGGTCTAGTTTCTCTTTAGATATACCTAGTTCTCTCTCAACACCAGTACCAATATCAATCATACCTTTTTCATCTACTTGTTTTCTTAAGAAGTCTGCTGTCTTTTGAGCTTCTTTCATTCTTCCTTCTGATTCAGCGTTTAATAAACTTCTTACTGATGAATCATTTTTATAACCCATCATCTTAGCTATTTCATTTAAAGAGTGTCCTTGTGCTCTTAGGTCTTTAGCTATCTCAACTTCTACTGCTCTATGACCATCTTTAATCATAGTCTTTTGAAGTCTTACTTTAGTTGTTGAAGTTCCTAATGCGTCTGCTATTTCTTTCTCAGACTTACCTTGTTTAGTCATATCATTTATAACTGCAAATGATTTCTCTATGTTGAACTGTTCCATTGTTAAACCCATAGATTTAGCTATATCTTCATCGCTAACTCCATTATCTACCATATATTGAACTCTTGATAAGAAGTCTGTACAATGTTGATAAGGGTCTTTCCCTGAACCCCAAGGGTAACGCCCTGAACGTCTAGGCATTCCATAATGCATTAATTCATTAATATCTGGTTTGTTTTCATAAGCCATAAGCTTATTCCCCCTCTATTTTTAATTTCTCAATAACTTTATCGAACGTTATGATTTTGTCCATTATCGGAAGAATATCATCGGCTGTAGGGTTATAAACTACTATTTCATTATTTTGGTATATCCTTAATTCCATATCAATATTTCCTGGTTTCATCTTATACTCTAAACAGAATAAAGCCGCATATATTTCTAATTGTTCCATATGCGCTTTAGTAACTCCTGTTTTTAAATCGTGTATACGCAACAAGTTATTTCTAAATATAATGGTATCCGCTGTACCAAAGCAGTTGTCAGAATAATATAGTACTTGTTCTGGATTCATCTTAAAGCCTATCGCATCGTTAACATACATGTTTAATGTCTTTTGTGATTTAGGTAGCTTTTGTCCAAGCGTTATGCATTGTGCTGCGAAGTCATGTAATATGGTTCCTTTCATTGTAGCTTGATGTCTAGTATAAGATTCTACAAGTTTATCAGAGTCATAGTTAATCCAATGGTATTTGCTCGCTCCTAAGAATGCATGTTTACCTTCTAGAGAATAATGTTTGTTGAAGTTCATATAATACCTCCTCTTTGTTTTCGGGATATATAAAACTCGCATAAGACATTTCATCCATAAGTTCCACATAGTATTCTTGATTCGGCCTGTGAGATGCTGTCTCCGATTTCTTTACTTCTAAAGCAGCCCACTTGTCTCTGTATAATATCAATAGGTCGGGTATTCCTTGAATGTAGCTCGAATCATTTTTCATGATTATACAACCTTTGAATATTTGTTTTAATTCTTTTATAAGTCTAGATTGGAAATCTCTTTCAAGTTTAGACATTATATATCTTCCCCTTTCAAATATAAAAAGAAAGAGACCAAGCTGTTCCTAAGACCTGGTCTCCAAATATTTGGGAGGTACGTTATTATGAATATCCTCCACTCTCTTCGCTACGCTCAGCGAAAATAAAGAGAGAAGGAATTTCTTCCTTTAAAACGCTCAAATGAGCATCTTTTCTCTCCTCATAAAAGGCCATGTAATTTTCGCGTGCCCTGCGACCAAAAAGAGAAGGCCTTGTGGCCTAATCTCTATTGTTTTCTAAATCGTTTATTACTTTATCTCTTTGTTCTTTTAATATTTCATTTATTTCATTGTTTAGTGTTTCTTCTTCGTTTAATAATCCATTTATCTCTTCTTGAGTTTTATATATAACTTCATTAAGTGTTATTGTGTCTCTTTCTACTTGTTCATTAGACTCCGCTATTTCTTTTAGAATTTTCTTTTCTTCAATAGCGCCATATATCCATAATGCTGCTCCGGCTACTACTGTAAGTCCAGTTATTCCTAAATTTATTTTCTCCACTTTATTTAATGATTCAAAATATCTTTTTAACATAATAATACCTCCTAAAATATATTTATTCTCTCATAAAAGGCCATGCGTTATTCGCGTAAAAAGAAAAGGCTTTGTGAGCCTTAATCCTCTTCGAGTTTTGATAATATCTTTTTAGATTCCTTTGCATCCATTCTTAATTCCAATTCTGTTTTTATTACTACATCTCCATCAACGTAAGATATCTTTAATTCATCCAAGTCTAATTCTGCATTAACCTCAAAATGTTTTTTAATATATCTTACTATTAATTTAGATGCTAATTTTCTCATCCATCTTGAACCTAAGTTTAAATTCATTTCATCCATCACATATCCTCTCCTCTCATAATAGCCCTTGTGCCTATCGCGTAGCTATCTCCATAAATTTCTATCCACATAGCAAATATCAAACCTATGTGTTTCGCTCACACTATTCCAAGTGTAGTCTACTTTTACTACTACATACTTCTCTTTGTAAATATCAACTTGTAAATTAGCGAAGTCTAAATCTCTGCTCTCTATAGTCTTGTGTTTCATCCAAATCACCTCCTTAAAATGCTTGGGCCAAAAGCCCACTTTTATTTGCCCTATTATATATATTTATTAATTTTTTTATCACAATTAATAAGAGAAAAAAGTGGGAAAGTGGGCCAAAACGGCTGAAACCGTTGCAATCACTGGGTTTGAGCTGGCCCGGTTTTGATTTTAAAAGTGGGCCAAAACCCAAAAAAAGTGGGCCAAAATATCTTTTTCGTACGTCACAACCTTACGCAAAGTTACCGTGCCCAGAAAAAAAGTGGGCCAAACCCAGTTTTAAATTTTACAAAATGGGCCAAAAGAAAGAGCCTTTGTTAAGCTCTTCTCTTAGTTTGTTTCTTATTATGTTTTCTCTTATTACTTTTTCTCATTAATTTAAACCCTATCCATATAAGCCATAATCCTCCAGTAATACTTATCATGAATAGATGCCAACCTATCCAGAAACACACTGTTAACATTTTGTTTAATATATTACCTAATCCTATCAATGTTCTTCCGAATATGTTTTTCTCCATATTAAATAAGTCTTCTAGAATCCATATACCTCTTGCTAAATTAGTTGCTTTCATTAACATTTCATATAATAATTCTCTTAACATATAATCATCTCCCTTTCATAATAGGACATGTAATATACGCGCAAAAAGAAAAGCCTTTGTTAGGCTCTCTTTCTGAATCGTTAATATAATTTAAGTTAAAATTTTTTATGCTTTTGATAATATCTATTCATCTCTGCTACACTAGTAAATCCTAAGTATTTGGCTGCTTTATTCATATGAGCTGATACATGTGTCATACAAGTAACTTTATCGTCTAAACTATCTACTGATAATTGTTCCAATGTATTTAACCAATGCATAGCTATTTCGAATTCAAGTTTTCCTAATTCTTTTGATCTCTTAGTTATAAAAGGTTTTCTATTTATTATATTTAACATATACATCTCTCCTTTAATTTTATTATTCTCTTCATAAAGGACCTTGTAATTTTCGCGCAAAAAGAAAAGGCCTTGTGGCCTAGAATATCAATTTAACTAATGCTTTAACTGCTGCTGTAGTTGCTGTTACTAATACTTCTACTACGTTACAATTATCGTCATAAGCTTGTTGATCCTCTATACGTCCATAAAGTGCCTTTTGCTCTTCGTAACTCATATTATCTAATTCTTCATATAAACTTTTTCTAAACATAAACTTACCTCCAAATTATTTAATATTCTTTCATAATAGGACAAGTAATTTTCGCGCAAAAAGAAAAGCCTAAGTGTTATCTTAGGCTATCCATTAATTCACTGAATTTACTTTCGTATTCTTCCATATATTGATCGTATATTAATTTCATTGATGGATCGTTTTCTATATTGCTAAAATCATATTGTTCATACTTCTTATTAATTTCTGGTATAAGCGTTTCATTAGCTATCTCAGCTGCTTTATTGTATAAGTCGATATAATTGTCGTTAGTACTAGTTTGTTCAGATTTCATTGTTTCTACTTTCTTACAAACTGTATAACCTATTATAGCTCCTGCTACTATAACTGCGCCTGTGATTATCTCTTTTTTGTGCTCCTTACAGAAAGTTTTTGTTGCTTCCCATTTCTCTTTTAACATAATGTTACCTCCTATAAAATTTAATATTCTTTCATAATAGGATAAGTGATTTTCGCGCAAAAAGAAAAGGGCATGTAAGCCCTAGAAGATGATTCCTATTAATAAACAAGATAGAACACATAATACTATAAATATCAATGCTGCCTCTGCTGCTATACATAGAAGTCTTAGCATCTCAATTAACCTCCTTAGAATATCATATTAAATACAAATGAAGCAAATAGACAAGCAATATACATGGCAGAACATGTACAAAACCCTATCGCTAAGAAACAAGCTGCAACCTCTATTAACTCTAATAAAGTTCTCATAAAAAATCCTCCTATAATTCTAAATTATCTAATCTACGGTAACGTCCATTAGCGCTTCTTTTCATCATAGTGTGTCTACGTCTTAATCGTCTTAATGTACTCTCTAAATGGAATATCAAGTCTTCGTCTTTATTCTCTTGTTTCGCTATCTTTAGTAAGTCTTCTTGGTAAGAAATTCTATCCTCTAGTTCTCTTATTTCTAATTCCATCATTAACATTTCACGGTCAGTCATGACGACGCCTCCCTATCTATAATTTAATTTATTTAAATATAAACCTAGCTCTATATCTAGTTGAGTTATTCTATTCTTAATTAACTCTTTTGTCTTAGGATCGTCCACCATTTCTAAACAAAGTTTTTGTTCCTCCATTTTAGCCTTTATCATTTTCACCATAACTATCATTGCGCTTCTATCACTCATAACTATTCCTCCTCCACTGATTCTAATTCTATAGCCATATAATATATGAATGAATCCTCATACAAATCTACACCGTAAATAGTATTACCATTAAAGTCTACTAAGACATCCTTAACAACGCCTTTCATTCCTAAACGGTGTTCCCCACCTTCTTGTTCTTTTACAACCTCAACCACATCTCCTATGCTATACATCCAATTCATACAAATACCTCCTAATTTATTTTAAAGTTATCTGGCATTTCTATTAGTATGTTTAGTTCGTTTCTATAACTCTCAGGAACATTGTAATCGTTGCAACCAATAGCTTTAGCTTCACTATAGTTAGATAACCAGTGAGTCTTAGCAAAGAACTCTCTAACTGTGCAAGTGTCATCCATATTGTTAGGTTTACTTAAGTCATATTTAGATATCAATCCGTATCCGTGTGGGTGTTTAGTCCATATTCTTATAGTTTCATCTAAATCAACGTATAAACATAAATAATCAAATAGTGTCATAATATTTACCTCCTAATTTATTAGTCTTCAAAATAATTATATGGTTTTCCAGTGTCGTTCTCATAATCTCCATACATCAAGCATGCTCCTATACAATCCATAGCTAAACCTAAATCCATAAGAATATCATCTTTGTCGTCTCCGTCTTCCATTTCCGTATTAATTTCCATATATTTCTCTTCTAATATTGCTAAATCACTTAATAATTCTGATAATTTTCTTTCCATATATATCCACCTTCTAATTTAATATTGAATAAATTAATAATGCTAATAATATCCAGCTTCCTATCATAAGCTTTCCTCCTATAGGTTTAAATATATATCTCTTTTGTACCAATCGTTAGCAATATCGGCATGCAAGCTATCTATTACATCTTCTTGTTTAGCCCATTTAAAGAATGAAACATGCGTATCAATAGACTTAGTAAGTTCTTCTATACCTTCTTCCATGTATGGTTCAGCTAGAGAATTGTAATTATAACCTTCATCTAATAGTGCGTAATAAATATCTCTCTTAAGTGCGTAAATGTATATATCGTTTAGCAACATATCTCTTTCTTTTTTAGTTCCTACACTAGGAAGGAATCCTGCTAAAATATCAACTCTGTCATTAGCTTCCTTAACTAATTTTCTTAATTCGTCTTTATTCATATTACATGTCTCCCTTACATTTTAAATACTCATCATTCCATAATCTTTTTATCTCCTCTTCGTATTTTTGGATGATTCTTCTAGCGGTATGCGGTTTAGTGTCTGTTAGTTTTCCTATATATACGGCATCTGATTGTTCCTCTCCCATTAAATTATCAACCCAGCAGCTGATTACTTTTTGGTGAGATTCTAGGCGCTTAGGATAAGTGATGTTGTCTTTCACAACCTTTAGTGCTATTTTCATTAGTTTGTCTTTCCATTCGTTTACTACTATTTCATCAAACATGTCATACTTAGAGGATAGTAAGTCTCCTTTTGTTCTAGCATCTAAGCCATCCTTACCTTCTACAGGTTCGTCTAAATATCCAGTAGCTGCTTCCATTCTATAACAAAGCTCTCTGTTCTCTTTTCTGTTTCTGTATTTTCTAAATTTAGTATTCATTATCTCAGTTCGTATAGCTAGTTTGTAATAGTTCAGGAATGAAGCTCCTTCTTTTGTTGGGTCGAAGTTATTGAATGTTTTAAGAAAGGCTAAGCTCATATCGCCTAGCCCGTCTTCTATAGTTGTCATATGTTGGTTTCTTTTTATTTCATCTAATCCAAACTTGTAAGTTAATCTAAATATCTTATCCTTACAGTCGTCTATCTCTTCAGCTGTTTTAGCATTTGCATATAGCTCTTTGATGTAGTCGTTTATTTTGTATCCCTTTGGTACTCTTATTAATTTTAATTCGTACATATGAATACCCCCTAATTTTTTAATTCTTTAAATAAGCAACGCACAAAGCAGCCAAATAAACAGAAGTCTAATATAACTAAACCAGCGTATAACATTTCCTCATCTCCACCCAATATTTTATAGTCTACTTACCAAATATCTTTTTATGAACTTCTTCTTTGCTAGGATAAGCACCACAGCTATGTTTTTCGGGGCAATACATCTTATCAACGCATTGCGGTATTAGTAAGTCTGCGTATCTAGGCTCTACGTCTATAACAGCCTTTCTCATTAGCTGAGCAACCTTTCTTATCGGCTCGTCAGCTCTCACACATAATCTCTTATGCATGAAGTTTATTAGCGCCTCAACTGTGAATCCCATTGTTAGATTACAAGCTACACCTATTGGTAACATGGTTCTCATAATATCATTAGCCTTCTCGCCTTCTATGCCTTCATTTCTCAGTTCTCTTCTCACAAGCTTATAGTGATTCTTACAGCTGTTCTCGTAGTACTTGTAGTAAGTTTGTAATACCTCATTCTCCATTGCTTTAGGTGGAATATAAATGCTAAAGTTGTCATCCATATCCACGTATCTTTGACTCTGACAGTTTATAGCAGTCCCAATACTATGTCTCATAATTTGATCACAAGTGTATCTAGGAGCGTGTATTCTGAATTTAAACATGTCTGCTCTGCTTCCGCTAGTATGTCCTTCTTTAAGGCAGCTGTAGCCAACCTTCTCAGCGAATTTCTCAGGTGTTTGATAACACTCGCAAGCAAATATCCCGTGGTTTTTTATGAAGTTTTTAACTTCCTCTGGATTTAATAGTTCAACTTTTATATCATCTATAGTATACATAAATATCCTCCTTAATTTAGAAATCCACTACAGTGGTTTGATTTGTATTCCGTCTGTATCATTTTAATAAGTCTGTCACAAATATCCACTAGTATTACAGCGCCTGTTATTCTAGCGCTTAGTGCACATAATACTGTTATTGTCAAACAGTCTACTAAATTTATGTCTAATTCTATTTTCTTAAGAATATCTTTTGTTTCGCTAAGCTTATGATTGAAGAACCCAGAAGGGCTCGACACTAGTAGTTTGAAATCTTTATCTATATTGGAGTCTAGTATGTTTAATATCAAGTTTACTATAGGAGCCACAGCAACTGCCGGTAGACCGAAGAAACTTAACAAGTCTGTAATAATAAGAGAAGGGCTAAGGTTTCTTAAAACTTTTTTACGCAAGATAATTTTATTATTTTTTGTTAGCACTTCCCTGTTTATCGTTAGCTTGTTAAATATCAAGGCTATCGGTATTGTTATAGCTCCGTACTTATCAATGTGTGTAATTATATCGAACCCTAGTAAGAATGTTACAAAGTCTACTGAGGTTTCTTTTTTCTTCTTTAGTATCTTGTTAATTTGGTTAATAGCAGCCGAAGCAATTACTATAGAGCCGTCTCTAAAAACCACACCAGAGATTAGTATGGTTAAAATATCTTTGTGTTTGTCTTCTAATTTAATGTCGTGTTTAGCAAGAAGGTTATCTATAGTTCTAATTGCAATGTTTGTGTTTAAGGCTGCTCTTAACAACTTTATTCCTCCTCTTCCTCTATTTCTTCCACGTGTACTATCTCACCTTTAGCCACTCTTTCCCAATAGTACTTGCAATCAACGCAATCTATTTCTAAATCGAAGTGCTCTTGAGTCATTATACATCTGATGCATTTTACATCGAACTCTTCAATTTTTCTCATTAAATATCTCCTTCCTTTCTATTTATACTTTGTTCAGATTTGAATCCGTCAGGATATCTAGCTTTAAGTTTGTGTATATTTAGTTTCATTACATCGTCAAGTTCCCAATTCATTGCAGTACAGTATTCTGCTATAAACCATAGAAGGTCACCTAGTTCTTTCTTGGCATGCATCTCATCGAATTCATGTCCTTGGAAAGCTTTTTGGTAAAGGCTGTTTAGTTCTCCTACTTCCCCTACCATTCCATGTAAAGCATGCATCTCCATTTCATAATCATAAAGAGCAGGGTTTATAGTTCTCCCTGCTAGTATTTGGTATTCGTTTCCTCTCATAAATATCAACCTCCTAGTGAATTTCTACTGTAGCTTGACAGTAGTATGGGTTGCTTTTATAGTACTCTACTGTATTGAATCTATAAGTTATAGACTTAATTTTGTAATCGTGTTTTAAGTTTTCTATTTCTATTTTTAAACTTTCTATATCGTTAGCGTACATTTCTATTTTCATAATAACCCTCCTAATTATAATTCTATATCATCCATTTCAACCATATCTTCAACTTTTATTTCGGATTGTTTAGGTCCATTTGACCCTATAACTCTCCTTATCTCACTAGGTTTAACCGTAGAAGTCTTTGTGCCCTCGCCAATCCAATAAGCAATCACTTCACCGTTACGCATTGTACATGCACCTATTCTTGAAGGAAAGGCACTTCCATTTTTTCTAACTATTTGTACTAAATCACCGTTGTAGTAATCGCCTACTTTAAGCATAAATAGCAACCTCCTAATATTTTTCTACTATTTCAACAAGTGTATCTAATAGCGCCATAACTGTTGTTTGTCCTATTCCGCCTGGTACCGGAGTCAAGTGACAGTATGTCGATATTGTATCATAGCTACTTTTCGCTACATCGCCGCATAGTTTACCCTCATGGAATGTAGTAGCAATATCAATGATTACAGTGTCATCCATGAAATCGCAAGCGCTTAAGAAGTTTGGTATTCCTACTGCAGTTGCTACAATATCTGCTCTCATTATCTTATCGTCAAGGTCTTGTGTTAGTTTGTGTGCTATCGTAACTGTAGCTCCTCTTTGTAACAGTAGTTGAGCCAGCGGTTTTCCCACAAGATTGCTATCATTAATTATCAATACGTCCTTACCCTCTAGCGGAATATCATAAAAGTCCATTAACTCTATTACTCCTTTTGGAGTGCAAGGCGGTATTGCGTATATTCCCTGGGAAAGTCTACCTATGTTATACCACGTTAAGCCGTCTACGTCCTTATAAGGGCATATCTGATTTATCAAGAATTGTTCATCTAAATGTTTTGGTAGAGGTAATTGTATCAGTATTCCTGTAACCTCATCATTACTGTTAAGCTCTGCTATCTTTTCTTCTATAGTATGAGAATCTACATCTTTGCTGAAGTAATATAATTCTACTGGTATTCCTAGCTCTGCACATTTTTTCTTTTTGTTTCCTACGTATTTATCGCTAGCTTGGTTTCCTTCTACTTGTATTATTGCTAACTTAGGAGTAACATCTAATTCAGATAAACGTTCTTTTAATTCCTTCATTTTAGCTTCTACGTATGGCTTAGCGTTTAATAACATAGTAATCCTCCTTATTCTTGATTGTCTTCATCATATTTTACAGGTGTTTCATTACAAGCTATATATTTACAATAAGAACTTCCAGGGTTACACTCTTTAAAGTCCCTACCTTCGGATTCTAATATACAGGCCATATATGTCATCCAGCTATCACCTGAATAAAATTCTTTTCTATAGGGACATTCTTTATAATTTTTACACATAGTAACCCTCCTTATTCTTGAATATCCTCGTCATACTTAACAGGTGTTCCGTCTTCCATGTAAACGAAATCTTGTTCGTATATTTCTGTGTCATCTTCCATTATCTCGTCATATAGTTGAACTACTAATATAGTAAATACTAATCCAAATCCTGCTGCTATTATATATCCCATAAATATCTCTCCTTTATTTTCTTGGTCCTCTAACTTTTATTAATCTGTCTTCTAATTTTGCTAAAATATCTTCCACTGTTGCTCTTGTCTTTTTGCTTAGTCTGATTCCTTTCTTATGTTCACTATACCAATCAAATATCTGATACAAGTCTCCTTTCTCCCAACCAAAAGACCACCAGTCACAAATCATTTCTATAATATAAGGGTAGTCCATATCTAGTACTGTTGAAGTTCCATCATCATTGTGTAATATCCAGTATTGCCAGTGGTGTGGATTACAATGTCTATGCTCAAGTTTAGCTCTGAAATATCTTTGTTCTACTTCTTTAGTTCTTTTACCAAATACGTAATCGTCATAGGCTTTGTATTCCCCGGGAATTGTCTTGGTATCGTCGTGAAAATCAATATACCATGAATAATCATACCCAGGTATTAATACTTCAGGTAAACTCTTCTTAATCCAGAAGTAAGCCTTTCTAATATTTGCTCTATGACTAGCTAACATTTTATCGTACTCTATACTCATTTTACCCTCTCCTTTTTAAATATCTATTCCTCTTTATCTTCCTCCTCTTCGTTTATTTCATAGCTCTTCATAAGCAAGTCTAAAATGTAATCTTTCTTGCAGTTCTCAGAATATCCATAAGGACATTCCCAGCATTCTCTTTGTTTACAAAAGTGTCTAAAAGTCTTATGCATGTCTGACACTAATTCTCTTTCGGATTTTAATTTTCTTCTACTTCCCATTAGTTACCCTCCTTAGCAAAAATAAAAGAGGCATTGCTGCCCCTCTTAGTCAAAGAATTCGTCTGTATCCTCATAATAGTCATATGTTCCAGATTCTGCGCTTACAAAATATGTTTGGTCATATTCATCAAAGTAAAGTGTTCCTATTTTTACTCCATTCATATCATAAACATTTGTTGTAACCATATAGTCTTTATACATATAAACAACCCCTTCGAATTTTATTTATTCTTCATTAAAGGCCTTGTAAATTTCGCGTAAATTGTCGAATACCAATGCCGCTCTCTTTAGCTAGGTATAAACTCAGTTCGTCCGAATAAGCCTCAAGAAACACTACTTCTTTTATCCCAGCGTTAATTATCATTTTCAAGCATCTAGTACATGGTTGTGTGGTGACATACAGTACAGCGCCTTCACAGGATATCCCGTATTTAGCACATTGAGCTAATGCGTTTTGTTCGGCATGCACAGCAAAACACTTTTCTAGATTTGTACCACTCGGGCAATTTTGTCTTAAGCAATATCCACGACTTGTGCACTCGGTTACTCCTACCGGTGCTGCGTTATAACCAGTTGCTATAATTCTATTATTGTTAACTATAACACATCCGACTTGCCTAGAAAGGCAGCCACTTCTAGCAGCCGCCAGTACAGCAAAGTCCATGAAATATTCATCCCAATCCTTTCTCATCTTCTTTTCTTGAATCCTTTCTTGTTGTTCTTAGGAATATCTTTTTCTTTTTGTGCTTTCATTAGTTGTCCTGTTGTTGGGTAATACTCGTAAATATAAACTACTTCTCCTTTGTCGTCCTTATACTCTTCTGTAATTTTAAATATATCTCCGTCAACTATCGTTTCTGTAATTACATAACCTTGTCTATACTTCTTGTTTTCTTTTACTATTGTATTCCCCATAACCAAACCTCCTAATTAATCACATTTAGAATATCCGCAATTTTTACAAACTACACATCCGCCTTCAGCTGCCATTTTTACCCCACACTCTGGGCAAGCGTTTTCCTCTGGTTTATGTGAAGCGAAGTCTTCTCCGAATTTATGCCACGTAATATCTTTTGCGTTTTTATTAACTGTTTTCTTAGGTTGTTTGTTGTATCTTTCATATTCTTCTTGTATTGTCTTAGCTACCACGTCACCGCAGCTTAGACCGTCTATATGCTTAACTTTGCTACCTTTAGCTTGAGAACAAGCAGAGCACTTAACGCCCTTAGTTACATCAACTATACTGTCGATTGTCATTCCTGCTCTCATACAAGCAGAAGCATATCTTCCAAGACATTCGGCATTAGCTACACATCCTCCAGATTTACCTGGGTCTATGAATACTTCTACTAAATTATCATTCTCGTCTCTGTTGATTGTAATATAAAGGTGTCCGCATGCTACTTCTTTAACGTAAGTACTTCCGCTTAGTCTGTTACCAAGCTCTTCTCTTGTTAATGGCTCTAAATAGTCAAGTTGGTGTACTTGAGGTGTTGCTATAATATCTTCTTCGTGTATTTCTATCTCTGGTTCTTCTTTCTTTTCTGCCGGTGAACTTAATATAGCAAGTCTAGCACAGTTCTCTCTGAATACTGTTAATCCTTTTAAGTTTCTTTCCCAAGCGTACATATAAAGTTGCATAACGTCTTCTACAGTTGCACTCTCCGGTAAATTAACAGTTGAGCTGATAGAAGCGTCTATATGGTGTTGCCAAGCTGCTTGCATATCTACTCTATTCATTGGGTCTAATTGTTTAGCTGTAACAAAGAAGTCTGGTAATTCTGAAATATCATTCAATCCGTGCTCGTCCATATATTCCTTAACTATTGGTGTATAAACTGTGTAGAACTCTTCATGACCGTGTAGAGATTCTGTCTTACGAATATAATGTGTATCATAGATTGGCTCTATACCACCAGATACACCAAGCATAGTTGATAGACTTCCTGTTGGAGCTATAGTTAATAATTGAGAGTTTCTTAAACCGTGTGTATTAACCTTAAAGAAAGTCGTTGGTTCTGTGTTGTATTTGAAGAAGTCGCTATGGCTAACCTTATCAAAATCAAACATTGGGTAAGATCCTTTTTCGCTTGCTAATTCTGATGATGCTATTATTGCCTCTTCTATCATCTCGCTAGCTATCCAATCACAGCAATCTACTGCATCTACGCTACCATATTTTAATCCCATTTTAATAAGCATATCCGCTAATCCGAATACACCTAGTCCTATTTGTCTCCAATCTCTAACAGAGTTTTGTTGCTCTTCAAGAGGATGGAGCATTAATCCTTCGTCTAACACTTCGTTTAAAGCTATAACACCTATTCTAACTGCATCCTTAAATCCTATAATATCAAAGTTACCGTCTTCAACGAATGCTGCTAAGTTGATGCTACCTAATAAACAACTACCACCTGCTGGAAGCGGCTCTTCGGCGCAAGGGTTTACTCCTGCAAACTCGAATCTGTCATCTTCTGATAGCAAGTTAGATCCTGTAATTGTATTCCAGAATAGCATACCAGGTTCTCCGTAGTTCCAGTTGTTTTCGCATATCTTTTGGTAAATATCAGGAGCGTATACTTCTTTAATTATATACTCGCCTGTTTCGTTTCTTCTGTATTGTAGACAGAAGTTCTCTTTGTTTTTAACTGCTTCCATGAAATCGTCAGACATTCTTATTGAAATATTAGCTTTTGTTATCTTTTCTAAATCATTCTTTATAGATATAAATTCTTCTAGGTCTGGATGGTCACATGCTAAACTAAGCATTAATGCTCCTCTTCTTCCGTTTTGTCCTATAAGTCCTGTTACTAAGTTGTAAAGTTCCATGAATGATACAGCGCCAGTTGTCTCTTTTGCTGAGTTATTGATTTTAGCCCCTCTAGGAGAAAGTTTGGAAATATCAATTCCACAACCTCCACCATAACTGAACGTACGAGCAAGTTTTGATGCACATTCAAATATAGATTCTATGTTGTCTTCTGGTGGTTGTATAACATAACAATTAGAATAAGTTAGTTTTCTGTCGAGTTTGCACATTCCTCTGTTTGATAGTATTCTGCCCCCGAATAGGAATTTTTTCTCTTTTATAAGTTCTTTAACTTCTTTGTTTCCTCCAGATACTCTGTCTAACCATTCGTCAAAAGTTTCGTTGTTTTGTTGGTATTTCTTTTTCCAAATATCCATACCTAATTGGTTATCTTTCCCTAGCCATTGTTCTAATTTCATATCATCAATCTCCTTTACTTTTTATTTGTTAAACTTGTCCTCCATAACGTCTAATAATATATGCATTCCGCATAGTAAGAATATCATTAATACTGCTCCAAATAAAGCCCATAGTGCTGCCATTATTCTTCCTCACCTTCCATATCAATTTTTGGTAATAAAGTCATTAAGAAATTATAAACCTCTCTTTTATAGTCATCCATTGTTCCGTTGTTTTTTATCACAAAGTCGTATTCATAATTTGCTACATTTGCGTCCGCTGGATTTGAAGTTATCTCCGGTACATTCTCGTTCTCTATGAATACAGTGAATGCTCCAGTTAAGTCTTTCATCATTTCTATATCTTCGGGGTCACGAATATCAACCGCAAATAGTACTTCTTTTATTTCATCTTTAGCAAATGCTTCTATTCTTTTATACACATCTGTAAAAGACATGTCTGAATATTCGTCTGTAAGTTTCTTAAGCTCGTATAAGAATTTTCTATCTTTTTCTTCTTTACCGCCTTTCCAACCACAATCAAGAGCCACACACTTAACCTTCTCTATGATTGAGTATTTGTAAACCGGTATCATGCAGCTAAGTAACTCTACGAATGTGTCTTTGCCTGCTCTAGGTTTACCATTAACTATTAATACAGTTTTTCTTACCATCATAAATATCTACCTCCTTGGATAAAAATAAAATGAGAAGTATATGAAATCAAGTTTCTCGCCTATAGCTTCCACGAGTTTCATATACCAGATAATGCTTCGGATTCGAACCGGTTTCAACTGCCGTCTCAGTCATTATTATCCTTTCTCTTCATTAAAGGCCTTGTGATTTTCGCGTACTAAAAATTAACAAAGCTTGATTCGTTGAATTTCTTCTTACTATTCAAAGCTTTTGCTATTGCTAAGTCTATACCCGAACGTGACTTCAAGTGGTAATAATATAAATCAGTGTAAGGTGTATTAAGCCTGTCTATCCTTCCCGCTGATTGATGCATAATTTTGTATGAATAATTTTGGGAGAAGAATACTATAGTATCCGTGGATATACAGTTCCACCCCTCAGCACCGGCCGTGTATTGGACGAGATATACCCACCGACAAGCAGTCGGCACCGGTTCGTGTTTGTGTCCATTCCATTCGGCTACAACTACATCTTCTCCGTAATATAAATGTCTAAGTATCTCTAATTCGTAATCGAAGTTGTAGAATACTATCATCTTTGGGTGTGATTCAAATATCTCTAGTAATTTAACTGAGCGTGACTCGTCTGTATTAACTATCTTTCGCAATGCATAACACAATCCACTTGCGTTTACTATAGGTTCGTCCTTCCAAATATCCCAACGTCTTTTCATAACGTCCTTATAAGTTGGTAAATCATATTGTACGTAAATATCTTCATGGTGCTGCACAGTCTCTCTTTTGAAATCCATATCTATTAATATCATTCTTCTTTGTCTTAACAGTCTGCCTGTGTTTATGAATTTTTCTATCTTTGGAAATTTCGAGAATCGTGCAAACACGGCGTGTTCTCTCATAAATTCTGTCTTGTTTTTGTAAAATCCGTTAGCTATGAATACTGGAATATAATCAGTCCATGTATCCCCAGGTGTAGCCGATAGTAATATCCATTCATTCACTTTTGTTATCTTAAGAAAGGCTTTAACCCAAGCTCCACTACCTACAACTCTTTGCTCGTCAAATATAAAGAATGCGTTTGTTACGTCCTTATACTTTCCTATGTTATTCCATGAATCTACTACAATCTTGTGCGAATATATAGTAGAGTCGTCATGTGTTGACATTAAGAAATGAGCTAACTCTCCTTCCCATTCTAAAGTATCTCTCTTTCTAGCAGTGGTGATAATATAAAGGTCCATTGGTGGATCTTCCATTGAAATATAATCTCCGCCAGTAAGGAATCCTACATCTCCTCCGTTTTGAAGGTAATAATAAGAAAGAGAAGTCAGTGACTTACCGCTACCGACTCCTCCGTTTAATATACATCCAGTTTTTAAATTCTGCACCGCCTCTAGTTGATAGTCTCTTAAGTTTATAGCCATAATAACTCCTTTCTAGAAAGGTATATCCTCGTCGTCTAAACAATCGTACTTACCAGCAAATACGTCTTGTTCTATTTCTACATACATTGTTTTTAAATATGCTTTTACACCTTCCTTACCATTTACTTCCCAATTATATGGTCTTATTATTAAATCCACATTTGCTATCTCTGCAAAGTCTAAAGTTCCTATAGTATCTTCATCTAACGGTGTTTTAGTCTTACCTGCTATCATTATAACCTTAGGTGGGAAATTACCAAACATTACAGATACTTGTAAATATGGAGTTGGTTCTTCATCTTCATCTCTAGGTCTTAAGAATTTAATATTCCATCCGTCTTCCATTAGTTGTTGTGCTACTTCATGGTCAAGTATCACACAGAAGTTTCTATTACCTTTTCTGTTAAATTTACTTTCTTCTCCAGAGAAGTTTTTAAATATAAGTCTAGCGTTTTCCATTACTATATTATTAGTTGCTTTATAAGCCATAAATATCAATCTCCTTTTAATTTATTTTATTTGTTGGACCTGTAAATGGAACATCTTCATCATAGAAAGGATGTAGGCCATACTCTCCTTCTATCATTAATGGTTTAACGTACGGATCATCTGAGACAAACCATTCGAAGTCGCCATACTTCTGAATAGTGTCCTTAGCAGTGTCCGCCATTTCTATGAAGTGCTTTTCGTCAATATCATCTAACTTATTAAGCTCCCATACCATTTCAGATTCGAGCCAGCGATATCCTTTTGTTCCAGTAGCTGCATAATATTTTCCTTCTTTTTCTCTGTATAAGATTCCGCCACCGCATCCCGGTTTAATAGGGCAAAATCGTCCAATCTTTCCTACGAAAATATAATTATGCTCATCTTCGCCTAGGTCTTCGTTCATATCTAAATATAAAGTACTTGTTACAGACTTTGTCTCACATAGGTCGTCGAATTCTAAATCTTCTTTTGAGAACAGTTTCTTGAATACATATGGTATCTGGAATTGTGTACCAGTCGCAGTCCATTGTCCTCCTTTCTTTTTATTATCGCCAGGAGAATATCCATATTGCTCGATACAATCCTCGGCGCTAGCATACCTAGCAATATAAACTGCATCGTTAACAAGACACATTCTATCATAAGTTGCTTCATGCTCAAACTCGTATCCATACTGTTTAGCAAAGTCCAAAGTGAATTGTATAATCTCCGGAGTAGCATCTGGAATCTTGATTGAGTCTGTTTTTATATGAGCAACCTTAAATCCCCTTTTCTTTATTTCATCCTGAAGAGTTCTCATAAAGAGTGCTCCTCTTAATGCAACTATATTATTCTTGTTTCTTACATCTCTAAACGGATTATCAAAGTTCGCTGAGGTTAAGCCATAGACAGAGTTGATAGCTATCTTTAAGGCTTGTGCAAGTGCCGCAGCTGAAGATTCATCGTTTAGATAAGGTGCTAGTCGTCCCCCAAATAAGTGCTTAGCCTCTTCGAAGTTTCCTCTTTTGATTGCTATACGTGTGTCTAGAATATCCTTGAAGTTTTGTGTGTAATCTCCGAATGCATTAAGATTAATTGCAGAGTTTGGATGCATTGAGGCAACGTCCAACAAAGCAACGTTACCATACATTCCTGGTTCAGCATACACATAACCTCCTTTTCCTAAGTCATCCCCTCTGTACATATTCTTACCGTCTACAAATTCGTAGCCCGGAAAAGAATTAATTACATCCATAATATACCTCCTTTCCTAAAAACCAAAAACAAAAGAGGGCGATGACCCGGTACAGCTAAATTGCCTCCGGGAACTCCATTACGTGCCCTCACTATATGGTTTGTATTTTTCGCGTATTAGAGAACGAGGCGAGTACAGTTTTATTCTTCCTCTCCCTCTTCTTCAATATTAAATAAATCTTTAACGAATATATAACCTCCAAATCCGGTAAATATAGTAGCTAATATTACTTCTAATGCGTCGGCTATTTTTTCATTCATTGGCATCACCTCTTTTAATGGAATTGTTCACCTGTAGCTAAGTCTGTATAAACAAGCTGTGGGTGTCTTTCCTTTCCAAATATAATTCTTGTAGTTAGACTGTTTGTAGTATCGTTGACTGTCATGCCAGCAAGGTCCGCTAATATCTTTCTCGCAGTGAAGTCTCCTTTCAGTTTATTGAACACTGCTTCCGTAGCTATAACGTCATTGTCACAATACTCTGCTACCTCAACCCAACGTTCTTCTGGTACTGGTTGGTCCCAAGGTAATCCTAACTCTTGATGGTGTATTCCTAATTCTATCTCCCATTTCTTAAGAGATTGTTTCTTAGCCGCAAAGTCGTACACGTCTGTATAAGATAAGTTATACGCTTCACCAAAGAATCCTTTACCTTCTGTTATTATCTGTTGTGATAACTTGTAAAGTTGTTCATTAGAATATCCCATCATTCTTGCGTACATCATATGGTTATCGTATCTTCTACAGTTGAACCCAACAAGTCTGAATTTCATAAGTTCCTCAATTTGTGCCGGCTTAGGATTTATCATTCTGACAACTTGTTGGTCCTCTCCTTCGTACTTCCAATTGACTAAGAATAGATTTGGAAATACCTCAACGTCGTAGAATATCATTCTTGTATCGTTATCCTGAGCTGCGTTAGCTGGCTCTTTGGATTTAAACTCCATCTTATTAACTAACTTGATACAATACTCTGCTTGATGTGTACTACTAGCTGCAAATGAAAGCACCGCAGGTTTCATATCGCTCACATCGTAACATAAATCTGTTTTATAAGCATCGTCTAATATCTTGTGGATGAAGTCTATACTTGGTTTAGTTCCAGGATGTATCTCCTTTCTAAGGTTTCTCTTGATTAGAGTTCTTATACCTTTCTCTGTCTTTACTGCTTCAAAGTTTACCACTTTATCCTCTCCTTTCAATGGTAAGCCTGAACTGATTGTGGCTATTGGTAAGTCGTTACATTTGGTAAGTTTACGTCTTAATGAGCTCTTACCAGAATATACTTTAACCTCTATATGGTCCGAATAGATTGAACTAAGCTTCTTCGGATCCCCCGTATAAATATAATGAAGGTGTACACCATTTCCGCTCTTACTCAACTCCCCATAAGTTGGTGGCCATTTGCTAGCCTCTTCTAAATTACGTTCCAGACATTTCTCCCCGTTTTCATCTGGAATATCAAAGTCTATTACTATGTGGTTTTCCGGAACCTTAACATAGTGTAGACGAGTCGTATCAATATCTTTTAAAGTGGTAGATACATTATCCCATTTCTGACTAGGAGTCCCCTTCTCCGTAGCATACTGGGCAAAGCAATCCGCACATTCGAAATCTAATATTGAGTCTGAATACTCAAATATCAATTTCTCTTTCTCCTCTACCAGTTTAATTTCTTGTTGTTCCTCTTCTTCAAAGCGGTCCTCTCTGAACCCTATATAGTAGCTTCTGACTCTTGTGTCGTCCTCGAGTCTATATCGCTCCTTATAATCTCTGAAGTAGTTTTTAAGTTCCTCTTTAAATATCCTTTTTGAGAATGGATAAGGAACCTTAGCTTCGTCACAATGAGTCTTATACATTTCCCACGCACACTTAAGAGTTACACCGTTCTCTTTTTTAAATACTGGAAAGCAATCAAGGACGAAGTTATAGAAGTCATTCGAAGCCCCCATCATCGAGATAGGTACGTAATCATCATATGCTCCCGGGTTCATATTGAAAATATCAAGACAATGTTGGGCTATAGCTCCGATCTCAAAGTTTACTCTGTTCATTACAGATTTGTATTCCGCTGGTGCTAACTTGTTACCAGAAGGAGATACGTCTATCAATCTTCTGATAAGCCCAGATTTCGCGTCCGTAATCTTTACAGGCTTGTTAGTACCCATATATAAGAATGCATTGAACTTATTAGTATAAGCAGCTTTGAATTTCTCGTTCACGGTCATTAATTCGTGAGAAACCAAACTGTTCAATCTTGTGTTATCCTCAATTCGCGATAAGTCCCCGTCATGTTGTATCGCTACTAGAGGATTTGACTTGAATGCTTCCAAAGCAAAAGAGTTACTACTTGAGCCTAGTGCACGTGCATCAAAGACTGAGTAGTAACCCTCAAATAATTTCTGTATAATATTTAATATGGTAGATTTACCCGTTCCCGCTGAACCATAAAATACCATAAACTTTTGTATGTTCTTCGCTTCCCCCGAAACGATAGCGCCTATAGACCATTCTATCTTGTGACGCTCTTCTGGTATATATAACGTAGATATCAATTTGTCCCACGCTGAATAATCTCCGCTCTCAAGTGGGTAAGGTAAACGTTTGCTAGCATAGTCCGTTTTCTTAGTTTCTGTATTTGAGAATATCAAGTTCTCATCTAGTGGATGGTATGAATCACGCATTTGTCTTTGACAATACTTATGCCAAGCGTCTATCATACCAGATTCCGCATCCCACATATGAAGAACTTTAATATTCGAATCAAACTTACTCTTATTCTCCTCCGCATATTTATCTAATTCTCTGTCTATTAGTTGCAATGCGTCCTGTTCGTCAGTTGACCATAAGCCACGGTCTTCTATCCATATCGCATAGAAGTCTCCCCCACGTATCATTAAATCCGCACTCTTTTTAATAATGAATTTAGGATATATCTCTATAACTCCCCTTTTCGTGCTTCTCGTTGAAATCATCAGGAAATCAATCATTGCATCATGTCTCCCTCCTTCTTACCAAAGTGTATACAATTGCGAAGTACGTGGCAGTACCCATACTCGCTAATATCAAATTCCTTAGTTTCTTTTTGTCTTCATCAGATAAGTTAATCCAATACTCTAAGAACTCCGATAGATTCTTAGAATCTTTGTCTGTAAGTTCGACTCCTACTTTATCATATTTTACTTTCATATCCTCGCCTCCCTAATACATAATATTAGACAAGTGAGAATATAATTCCTTTAAAGTATACTATCTAAATACCAACACATTTGCCACCATATTTCCACATCTCTTAAGTCGTCCTTACAACCTGGGATGTGGATTATGTTGCCTTCTCCGTCTGGTTCGTATTCTCTATCTAAGAACATTGCCACTCTGCCGTAAACATAAGCCTTCTCGTACTTATCGTCTGTCATCCAGGCTAAGTCTAAATTATCAATCATTAGCCAGAACCAATGGACTAAATTAAGCTCTCCGTCCGAATCCCCAACTATTTTGTCCATATGCATTGCTAATGAAATTATCATTTCTAGTACAGTACAAGGTTCTTTCCACTTAAGTATTCCCTCGTGTCCTCCGTCGTCTACATAATACCAACGAAGGTTAACTCCGTCTGATGCTCTGTTCTCATCGTAGTCCACAAAATATCTAAACTCCATTGAGTGTAACATTGTAAGTAATTTTCTGAACTGGCCACCTCTAGGATTCACCATAAAGTATAGCCAGTCGAAGTAATCGTTTAGTATAAAATTATCATTCATGACTTCCTCCTATTCTATAATTGGTGTGGTTTCTTCTCAACTTGTGGTTCTTGTAAGTCTGACCATTTCCAATCATCTTTTAGGATTTCAAAGTCTGTTCTCCATGTCTCGTTACGTACGTATACACAAGTTGCGTCTGGAAACTCTTCAAATATCTTTAAGTTATCCAAACCTACAACTACGTCAGGTTGCTCTACTATTTCATCGGTATCGTCAGTTAATACGCCATCTGCAAAATATGTTAGAGTCATTGTGTCCCAACCTTCATCTTCTTTATTTCCAAATTCTTCTGGATCTATTGAGTAAGGTTCATCTTCTAACACGCTATGTTGTGCTATTTGTTCTGGCTTGTTGTAGTTTACATATCCACTATTTACAACTATCTCTTCGTATTCTTTTTCTTTTTCGTCACATTTAGCTTCTACAGTTCTATCCATAGGTACTTCTTCTATTTCTTCTTTCTTACTTTCTTTTTTAGATTTGTAGTATTCTCTTACTTCTTCTATTTCTTGTTTAGCGTCTGCCATAACTTTATCTTTAACTAAATAAGCGCCAGCTACAGCACCTGCTACTACACCAGCAGCAAATATAAAGAATCCTTTCATAATTATACCTCCTTAATAATCTTTAAAAATATCAGAAGAACCGATATTATCGATTCCTCTGCTTCACATCATACTCCATATGTCACCGTCAACGTTGAAGTCTAATAATATACTTGGTTCATATCCGTTAACAAATGCTCTTACTCTTTCTTTACTCATATCGTATATACCAAAGTCTACAAAGTTATCTCCTGTTGGATTTTCTGGATTGTAAACCCAACCTACAACTTGCCCTGCTTTAGTTCTTTCTAATCCTAGCATGTCGTATACTTCGTTTAAGAATAATCTTCCTTTAGCTTTTAGTAAATCGTTTGCATATTGTTGTTGAGCTCTTAAGAACATTAAGTTATACTCTGGATCATTTTGCCAGTTAGGGTTGAATTCATCAAAGAACTTAGCGTAGTCAGAATATAAATTAGGATCCATTACTTTACTTTCTTCAACTACAACTGTTTCGCTTCCGTCTTCGTTAGCTATTACATTTTCAACTTCCATTGCTTTGATGTTATATCTTATTTCTTTTTCTACTTCTTCTCCAAATCTTTCTGCTACTCTTCCTCTGTATTCCTTGAATGATTTATCAACTGTCATATAAGCTGCTGATAACGCTGCATTTCTCTTTCTTAGAATATCATTAGATGCTAATAAACAACCTAGAGAGGCGCTACCTAATATTACGGCAGGGGCATAAAGCTTAGCTATCTTCACTGCTGTTTGAGTATAGTTTACTGTTAAGTCTTTCTTTGCATCTTCTGGAGAATATTCTTTTTCATATCTAGGATTCTCTGCAACCTCTTTTATTTTATCTCTTGTTTCTTTTGATTCTGCAAGAATATCATCTAATTTTAATGTTGCTTTACATGCCATTACTGCACTTGCTACTGTACCAACTACACCTACACCTGCTAATATCTCAGGACTATGTTTTTGAACACCGTTCTTAGTATTATTATATAATCTCATCATTTTTTCTTTCATTTTAATTTTCCTCCTTATTATTTTCTATCATTTTAGTTTCATTATTTTTATTTTTTATATCTATCATATAACCTAATCCACCTAAACTAGCGGTAAATATCATACCTAATCCAATACCTATTCCTGACAGTATAAGCATAAAAGGGTGCTCGTCAAATAATTCCTCTAGGAATTTATTTTTGTCATCCATTATTTTTTACCCCCTTTGTTTACTATTAAAGTTGCAACTAAACCTACTCCTACTGCCATCCCAGCAACTAAACCCATTCCAACACCTACGCTATATGCCATAGCTATTTTCTTCATACCTATTTACCTCCCTTTACAAATATAAATAATTCTGCATTCTTAGGAACTACTAATCTGATATTTTCCATTTCGTGTTTTTTCATATTGTGTTTTATTATTCCTCTCATGAAAAGGCTACCAGTGAAGGCAGCCGTTAATCCTAATATCTGTTTGTCGTCTGGAGTTAGAGCTTCCCATTGTTTCTTTAAATCTTCTATTTTCTTCATATTAATTTTCCTCCTCTTCATTAACAAATAAACAACCTATAACTTCATTAATATTGTGAGCTGTTCTTAAAATAGTAACAGCACAAGTCATTCCTAAAACCCATAAACCTTGTTCTCCAAATAATTTAAATATTATTACAGCAACTATAGCATCAAATATCATACTCAATTCCTCCTTAATATTTTTAATCAAATGGTAAAGCTTTAGGTAATTTTAGTAAATATCCATCTCTAACTCTTTGCACGTCTGAGTTTCTAAGATTAGTCCATCCGTACTTATTATCTGTATAGTTTCCAGAAATACCTACAAGGTCGTATAAGTCTGCAACGCTAACCATTCCGTAAGTATCAATCAAGTCGTCCATTCTATCCAATACTTCTTCTGCTTCTCTTCTTGTATCAAGTATTATATCGTCATAATCATAACCATATCTTCCTCTGCTTCTAGACGGTCTATCATAATCTCTATCTCTGTCGTAGTATTTTGTGTAAGATACTTTAGTGCTTCTATCTTTAGATTTACTTCTTGTTTCTCCGTAAAGTAACATCTCAATACCGTTTGTTATAATATCAGTTATTGCTTTCTTTGCCGCAGGTATTAATACGTCGTTTATTATATAATCTTTAACGCTAGTTACATCCTCTTGTACAAATGCTCCTACTAGTTTCTTAGCTTCACTTTTCTTCTTCGTTTTAGCTTGAGCTATCGGTTCTATTTTCTTTTTCTCAACTACCTCTTGTTGCTCTTTGCTTCTATGGGAATTACCTTTGTATTCAGCCATGATAAGTTCTCCTTTCAAAATAAAAATAAAAAGAAGAGAGTGTGGATTCGAACCACCTCTCACTACGGCTCTTACGAGTCTAGCTCCAACCTAGGTCTCTCTTCATTAAAGGCCGTGTGATTTTCGCGTACTAACCAATTCGGTCAAACCCCATACGAGGCATATTATCAAAGTGTAATGCTAAGCAAGGTTGACCTGCTTCTGTTAATGTTGATGTGAAATATAATTCTATTAATCCGTCTTCCACATTCCAACCGAAGTCATATCCGGTTACTGTAGGTTCTAATCCTAGCTCTTCATAGAAGTCGTTTACAGACAAGAAATTATCTTGCATCAATTTATAGTTCACTTTATTTGCTATTCCTTTAATCTCTTCCATATTAGATTTGAAATATCTTCCTGAATGCATATCGTAACATAGAGTGTCGCCATTACCTGCTACTAATACTTCTTGTCTTTTCTCTGGAGTCTTATCGACTCTGTCTTGTGCTATTGAATCTTTTATCTCTCTTTCTCTTTCCTCGCCAATTACTTCTTTGACTTTATCTCTGTATTCCAATAAAGCAGATTCTGATAGTTTATAAGCTCCTGCTAATACTGCGTTGCGTTTTGCATTAACCGAGTTTGCTCCTATAATACAAGCCGCTGATACACAATATCCAATCGCTGCAGGCGCATAACATTTCCAAGTCAATTTAACTTTGTCTACTTTTGATAGTTCCCTATCTTCTTGTTCTAAAATATCAAGAGCCTTAGGAGTAGCCTTCACCGCAAGAATAGTACTTGTTAACATTCCTGCTAGGCCAAAACCTATAAGTATTTCAGGGCTCTTATCTGATACTGTATCTATTACGCTATTTCTAATTTTCTTAATATCCATTAATATCTACCTCCGTGTAATTTATTTAATCCATCGAAGTAATCCAGCACGTCTCTTTTTTCTTCAAGACTCAGTTGTTCGTACTCGTCTCTATAAGCTATAAATACTAAATACTCTAATTCTTCTCTTGCCCATAATGCATTTTGATGCTTACTAATTATCTCTATAAATTTATTATTCAACTTAGTTTCAACTTGCATGTCGTTACCTCCTTAAATATAATTAAAACAAAAGAATAAGCCTTTGTAAGGCTTACTCATTTGAAGATCCATTTCCTAATTGTTTAGCTAGAGCTTCTGCTACTTTTTCTTCTATTGTCTTATCAAGTTTCTTATCGTTAGCAAAGCTAGTTATTAATGTTGCTGCTACTGTTAATACTGTCCCTGCTAAGTTAGCTATTTGTACTACATCTAGATTTTTTTTCATATCAAAATCTCTCCTTTTTAATTATTTTATTCTCTCTTCATTAAAGCACTTGTATTTTTCGCGTACTTACCATTCTTGGAAATCTTTACTTGGGTCTATGTTGAATCTTATCGCTAATACTTCAAGCCCATCTGGAGTTTCTATTTTCTCAAAGGATAAGTGTATCCAAGAGAACCCGCAGCATTCCCAATCCTTGTGTCCATTCCAACCAAGTTTATCTCCTATTTCTATAGGCTTTAAGTCTATAAGCTCGTAGAACTCATTAAGTGACATTTCCCCAAGATAGTTATACATTCTGTTTAATCTATACATAGCAACTTGTAATTCATATAACGACATCTCGAAATATCTGTTTGAGTACTCATCATACATTAATTTCTTCTCATTAACTGATCCGTATTCATCGTGTAAAAAAACATCATTTTGCATTTCCTCTCTTACTTTCTTCTCAGCTTCCTCTCCAAATATTTCTTTAACTTTCTTTTGATACTCTTTATAACTTGAGTCTAAATATGTGTATGCTGCTACTAAAGCTGCTTGGTTTTGTTTGTTTATGTGGTTAGCTCCTAATATACATCCTGCAGTTGCTGTGCCCATAAGTATGGTAGGTAAATATAAAGGTATTAAAGCTAAGGCTTTTTCCGTCTTTGTAAGTTTGTGACCATACTTCTCAACCTTGTAATCTTCTTTTTCTTTAAGAATTTCAAGAGCCTTTGGTGTATCTTTAGCCGCCATAACCGCAGTAGAGAATATCCCAACAACTCCTAAACCTGTTAATATACTTGCTCCATTGTCTTGCCATAATCTCTTAACGTCCATTGTTAAGTCTCCTTTCAAAATAAAAATAAAAAGAAGAGTGAATGAGGTTGGATTCGAACCAACGACCCCCACGGTTTAATGTGCTGCTCTACCATCTGAGCTACGTCATTCTCTCTTCATTAAAGGCCTTGTAATTTTCGCGTAAAACCAAGAGACCATGTAGGTCTCAGTTGAAATATAAATCTATTTCTTAAATTTGAATATTGCCGATAATGATCTTCCAGCCATTGTTGTAAAGTTATAATCTTTTTCAAACTCACATAACATTTGTGCAAATGCTTCTTTACATCTAAAATCTATTATTGGTGCTATTATTACGGCTGCTGCGATTTCTGCAACTTTAACTGCTGTATTAAGTTTACATTGATTTGCTTCCATTTTAACTTTCTTCATTTCTTGTTCGTGTTTCACTGTATCTCTAAGCATTTCATTCTCATGTTTTTGTTCTTCAAGTGCAAATTGGAATTTACGGTTCGCATCGTCACGTTTCTTGTCTAAATTAGATTTTAATGTTTCTTTCTCTAATTCATGCTTGTTACGTTTCTTTAGAACGTCCATTTCATATTCTTGCTTGAATTCTTCTTTATTCATTTCAAATTGTTGTTTAGATTCAGTTATTTCCTTCTCGTGTTGAAGTTTAAGTTCTTCTTTCTTCATTTCTTGCTCTCTTTTATCAATTTCAAGTTGTCTATCTATTGCCTTCATAGCCTCTTCAAAAGCTTTAGAATTTTCATCATTGCTCTTTAATGCTTCCTCAAGTCTATTTTGTATTAAACTTTCTAATAACTCTCTATTATCTTTTTTCATATTTCAATCTCCTTTAAATATAAATTTTCTTTCATAATAGGGCGTGTTATTTGCGCGTAATACGTAACAATAAATATCTTCTTGTGTGAGCTTTATTGAAGTCGTCTATATAAAGTGTATAAACATCTTTATTGACGTCACTTTCATTTATCTGAAAATTCCCATTTTTAAATCTTAATTTTACAACCACCCAAGACACTAAAAAACCAAATATAAATCCTATAAAATATTCCAACATAAATCTCTCCCTTTCTGGTAATATTTTGTAATTTTTATAAAATGGCATAAAATATATAATTTTGTGATATGATTTAACGGTCGAGTGATAATGTCACTATGAAAGTGAAATATCATTTTATGTCAGTTTTCTGTCAGTTAAATTTTTAGAAATTAAAAGGGTAAGTTAAGGAAAAGGTCGACGACAAATATCGTCAAACCCTTCCAATAACTAGAAAGTTCTGTTTCGATATTCCTGTTTCTGCTTTGACTTTTTTGCTGTTATTAGTTCCTCAATATATCTGACATATGCAGGGTCGTTGCTTAATCTTGCATGAGAGCGTATCAAATATAAATTTTTAGTCTTTGGTTTCTTATGCTTGATGACATTAGAAATGACCGTCTTGGCCATATCAAAACTATCCAAGTGGGTATGACCGTTCTCCCATTCTTTTTTAGTATTATATGCTATATATCCTACTTTCTTTCCACTATTCACCTTTAGTATAATGAATTCTTCTTTTTCATATACCTTCTGAGATGCGTCGTATTTCCCCTTTTCATTAGACATTTCAATCCACCCTTAATTTTTATTATTTAACTTTCTCTGTGTATGCTAAGCTTATCCAACCTGCTCCGCTCTTTAGATATCCCCATCCATTTTGAGTTTCTGTTATTGTGAATACTTCTCCTTTACTTACAGCTCCTACTTTAGCATAACTTGCTCCGGGACCTTTTCTGATATTAAGAGAATCCGCTGTAACTCTTACTTTGTAAGTTCCGTCTGAAACAACCTCGACTAGCTCTGTATAAGATAAGTTAATCCAACCAGCACCACTCTTTAGATGTCCCCATCCATTTTGAGTTTCTGTTATTGTATAAACTTGACCTTTGTATACCTGTCCGTTACATTTAGCACTAGCATTAGGTTGTTCTCTATAATTTAATTCGTCCGCTGTGACTCTTACTTTGAATTCTCCACTTGTAGGCATAGAAACTACTGGTGTACTAGGAACTGAATTACCATTCATATACGCCTTAACTAATGGTATGAAGTTATTTTGAATTGCCACTTTGCTATTACCGAATCCCATGAAGTTTGTACCAGGACAAGTCTTAGCTGATTTTGATTTGTTGTAATCTCCTAGATATGTTCCACCTGCTGTGAACCAAGCATGGCATCTTAATGTGTTAGTTGAAGGTACTATATTGAATTTCTTACATAGCTCACCGTATACCGCAATCACTGCTTGTTTTTGTTCTTCTGTCATCTTGTCACAACCAACGTCAAAGTTACCGTATATCTCAATGCATATCTTGTTGGCGTTCCAACCCTTGATACCTACAGGAGTTGTGTTTGATAGTTTTCTTCCTGTTACTATTACACCGTTTGGAAATATAGTAAAGTGTTGAGCAATATCCGCCCAACCGTTCGTCTTAACGTGGAAATTCTTAGTATTATTTTGACGTACTAATTCGTCTTCATGTGACCCATCAGCTTTGTAAAAATTGCTGTAGTCAGGCTTCCAAGTATGATGTATTTGTATACCTGTGTATTTATAGTTACCTTGTTGTTTAATCCAAGATTTGAATTCATTTACTGTCATTTTTGTAAAACCGTATTTAGTTGTAGCCATATCAGCATCCCCTTCTAATATTTTATTTAACTCATTTTGATAAATATCAGTAGTGTAACCATAATCACATACGTACATATACAACACCCCTTATTTAACTATTACTTCTAAACTTTGAGAATATCCAAGTTCCTCTAGTAATGCTTTAATCTGGTGTATTGTTGCTTGTTGTGCTTTTTCTTGTATTCCCGAATAAGTGTAGTATTCTTGAATATAAGCTAAACCTTTAGTATCGAATGAATCTTCCCATTGACGTGTTGCTCTCTCTGCGTCTTTCTTATTGGCTAATAAGTTGTCGTCACATTCGTCATCCATTCGTAAGAACGTATTCGGTACTCTATGACAAGCTTGTGCATCGATTACAGGCGTCGGTACGGTTATAGTTATTTTCTTAGTAGAAGCTTGAGTAATCTCTGCTAACTGTAGATTAACTACCATTTGATAATAGAAATCCGCAGTACCTACAAGTTTGTATATACTTTTAAGTCCTAACACGCTGTCTCTTTGGTATGCGTACGTATGCTTTATGTTTATAGTTCCATCTAGTACTTTAAAGTTACACTCTTTATTCATTCGTTCTTTTAATGTTGAAATATCAATCTGTGTTTCTGTGTAATTGTATCTTTGGTCTGTCATGTTCTCTTGAATGTACAATTCTTTTTGTAATTCATTTATCTTATGCTGTTGTGTAAAGAAACTTCCTATAACTAATAGTACGGACATTAGTATGGCTATTGCTTTCGTACTTGCATATTTCTTGAACTTCACAAGACCATCCCCTTTAATAAAAATAAAAAGAAGAGAGTTAGTTCTACCGGCCTTTCGGCTCTGATGTCCCATTGGATCATTTTTCAAACTAATCATCTCTTCATTAAAGGCCTTGCGATTTTCGCGTACTATTTTAGTATTCGTATATAATTACTTGCGTAATTTCGTCGCCCGTTAAAGTAGCAGACGAATTCGATGCGTCACAGAATGTAATACGACATCCTCCCATATTAGCGACTAACATAGTGCATTCGTATTCGTTATCCTGCCATTTGTAATCCGTAATAGATAAAGTAGGAGTTCCACCACTATTTATACTATCGACATTTGCTTTAGTATGCGATTGAACGCCTAGTTTTAATGGAACAGTTGAAGTATATACGAATTTATACGTCTTACCTGTAGTCATTAATATGTCAAAGTCAACGTATGACAATCTAGTATTATCAGTTACATAATAACCACCTGTGTCAGATTGTTTTGTTGTTTTAAGATCACCAAATACTAATTCACTGCCGTCAATAGTTTTGATTATATTAGTATAATTTATTTGTTTTCTTAATATAGTAACACTTGCGATATCTGTTAAATTCATAGTGCTATTAGCAGTATTTCTAAACGTGATTCTATACCCCTTGATCGGCGAGTTGTTGTAACTTGTTGGAGGTGTCATTTCCAGACCTAGTTCTTGCCAACCAGGGTCAAATACGTTTGCTAGATTTACACCTTTACCCACATTTGTATAGTCAGCTTCGGTATAACATTGAATTCCCATATTATATTGTTTGTCAGTGTTTGCAACTTCAACGTCGAATTTATAAATATAACCCTTCTCAAAGAATAAATCGAAAGCCGCATAAGATATCCTAGTTAAACTAGTGTTAGTATACGATGGGGCATTCTTATTCAGTTGTATTAATTGTAAATCATCTTGACCTAAAGTTCTTACAACTTCCCAAGAAGAGTCTACTGCTTCTATTGATATAAATATGTTACCAGTTACAGAGTCTATTGTTAAAGTTCCATCTTTATAACAGTCTGAAATATCAACACCACCCATAGTTATAGATATATTAGAACTTAATAAAGAATACTCAATACTAGGTGTAAATGTTTCAGTATGCGATTCTGCTTCTATTATTTCAGTTACGCTACTCGAAGATGTACAGTTAGTTAAATTTCTAGTTATGCTGTATTTAACTATTTCTTTTTCTTTCGCAACTATATTCACTACTATGTCTCCTGTTACGGAAGGAATATTCAATGTACCATTATCGTAATAGCTACTTACGTCTGTTCCACCCATAGTTATAGATACTATAGCACCCTCTAAAGTGTAGCCTAAAGTGGATGTAAATGTATCTGTATATGCTTCCCCTTCGATTACATTAACCGCAGTATTGGAACTAGTACAACCAGTTAAATTTTCGGTCACACTATATATTTTAGCTGCTGTTGCAATTGTTATACTACAAGTAGCACTCACCGAATCGATCGAAGCTGTTATTGTACAACTACCATCTTTTAGAGGAGTTACAACACCATTAGATACAGTTGCCACGCTGGTATTCGAAGATGTCCATACCACACTTCCAGAAGCATTTGAAGGCGACACTGTTGCAGTTAACGTTTGAGTATTCAATTCTTCAAACGTTAAACTTGTTTTATTTAGGGTTATAGAAGTAGCTGAAACGTAAGTGGTATTAGTGTAAGTAGAATATAAATCATATAATATTTTACCTGCTATTTGATTGTCACTCGTAACTCCACTAATATATGGATTTAATTTTTTAATCGTATTTGCGTCGTTTACTGTCCATACCTCCATAGGTAAATCATTCTCCATGCATAAAGCAACTTTCGAGTCTTTAACGTATGTGTAATTCACATCCATAAATACTTCATTTTTACCAGTTTTTAAATCGTTAGCAGTAGCAATTGTCGAACTTGTAACATCCGCGATAAAACCTAAACGTGCTTCTTCATCGTAATCTTTTACATATCGTAAGAATGTTGAACTAAATGAAATATATGTTACTTTTCCTTTCATACCACATAATTCGACTTCGTCGACAACCTGTCTTATTTGTGATTCGGTATATCCTCCAGACGATTTTAATTCTATATAAGGGTGCATACCTAATCCCTTGCAGTACATTATAAATTCTTTAAATGTTGGTATGGTAGTTCCTGCGAATTTACTACTAAACCATGAACCAAAATCATATTGTAGTAATTCTGCATATGTGAAAGATTCAATGTTTCCGCTACCATTACTCGTTCTATCTATCGTACTATCGTGTAATAGAACTGCTACACTATCTTTTGTGAATGACACGTCGCACTCAACATACGTATAACCTTTTTGTTTTGACATTATATATGCAGGTATTGTATTTTCTGGAGATTCTTTACTATATCCTCTATGATTAACCGCTTTCACGTTTAAATCATAGTTAATAGCTGTTCCACCACTTCCTCCACTTCCTCCACTTGCAATGCTTATATTTCCGCTTCCTAAAACGCTTTCACCATTTATTGTTTTAATACTTGTACCACTAACAAGCTTATCTTGTTTTGAGTTAAGTGCAGAAGATTGCGCATATTCGTTGTGAGTATGTTCTTTATCGGCTTTGTTATTCAACTCTTCTCTAGCGTTGGCATCTTTTAGATTATATCCGTTTATTTTACTTACATCGGCCATTCTTATACCTCCTTTATCGATAATCCTGGGATTATTAGCTCTTCGTTTTTGGCGTCATATATTATATCAACATTACCTACTATAAGCTCCTGATTTGATTCGTTATACGTGAAAGTTATAGGCCCATCATCTGGCGGAATATCATAATCCTCAACGACCATTGGTTCTTTTACCTCTATGGCCTTAGCTGCAGGAGGTATTGTGATTCTTGCGACTTTAGAAACGTCATATAGGCGTATCTGAATATCATAGAACCCAACTTCTGTTAAATCATCTATCATTTCTTTAGTTATTACAAATACGACTTTTCCTTCGTAACATCTGGTCATATCAGATATGATTTTTGTATCGTCTGGCTTCTTTATAACTAATTGACCAAAAGCCGCATCGGCAGCAGATATCAAATTTTCTATATTGTCGGAGAATCTAAACTTTTGATTTTGTATTTGAAAGCTGATCTCAAGATCTCTATCGCCTCGATATAGCAGAATACGATTCGATACCGTACTTCTATTACCGTTGATTGTAATAGTAACATCCGTATAAATCATATCATCACTCCTTTATTTTTTAATTGTTGGTTTATCTAAACCTTTAGTTGAGTTGTCATTCCAAATTCCTAGAAACGCTGTTAGTACTGCTATGATGCTCACAGGGTTTTGTATTATCCCAAATAACGCTTGACCTAATAAACTCCAACTAGTAAGTTGGTTGAAATCTATACCAGCAGCTGAGAATATCAATGCGAATACTGATAACCAGAAATATGGATTCTTAAACTTATCTTTCATTTGTTTTCACCTCGCTTATATAAAAATAGAGGCTCCGAAGAGCCTCGTACTAAAACACCATAGATATAATCACAGAGACTATAGCACCAAATACTGCTAGACCCATAGATATAAATATGCCTGTTTGTTGTTTCTTACTATCGTTAATGTTGTTTCTAACAAATTGTTCCATTGTATCATTTCTTCGTTCTAATGACTTAATCGTTTTGTCATGCTCTCTATTTTGAGCTTCGAGTTGGTCTATTCTAGATGCAAGTTTCTGCTCCTCGATATTAGAAAGCTTTGCTTTGACGAAGGACATATCTTGGACCAATTGCAGAAGTAGTTCTTGTATTTTTTCGTCCCCCATTTTTTAATCTCCTTTTTACTAGTATGTGAAACTTCTATCTGAACCTGCTCCGATTCTCGTTATCTCGACATTTCTCGTTTTAGTGTTTATAGTGAATATATCAAACGCCTGTTCTGTATGTGTTCCTTTTGTTTTTAACGGCGCATCATCCCAGACAGTCGTATCGTTATTTATAGTCGTTACTATATTAACGCCGTGCTTAACTATTACGTTATCGTAATGTACATGTCCGGCTAACCATGCTATAACATTTCCGCCTTTATTTGTAAAATCGACTTCTATATCGTAACTACCAAATGATCCTCCTGACGCCGTAGCCGAGTAACGAGTTTTATTAATAAACGAATCTAATATAAATAATAAATGTTCACCGTAGTTTGGAGCATTATCAGATCCTTCTATATTCTCGGTTATTGGCGGTATATGACTACATATAACTACATTCCATTTATCATCAGGAACATCTAACGCCTCTTTGCAGAACCATTCAACTTGACGTTTTCTAAATTCGTAAGAGTGTTGCCCTCCGAATTCTATAGTATCATTCTCAGGATCTATATCGTAAACAGTATCTATACAGTTTAAAACTATATAACGTATTCTCTTGAATTTGTCGTCCTTATAATAATAGCCTATAGCATCCGCGTCCGAATCCATGACAACATTTGGGTCTGCTGAGATACGTCTAAATATCAAGTCAAACATTCTAGGTTGAAGTATGGTTTTACTTGCTACCCCATAGGTAGAGTTATCATCATGGTTACCTAAAACCATCATTGTCTTATCTAATATGTTGTTATTCTCAAACATTTCTTGCATTTCATTTATTTGCGATACGACATTGTCAGCTGCTCCAGCGTTGTTAACCCAGTCCCCGCCATTAAATATAAATTCAATGTTACATTTAGCGCACACTTCACCTAATAATGCTGGAGACACTTTAGTATTTGTAGTCCAGTGCATATCGGTTATGAATGCGAAAGATGTAACATCTTGGCCTTGTGTTATGTGTTTATTTTTTATATCATTAATTTTTGCTTCCAAATGCGATTGATGGTAGCTAGGAATCAATGTTGTTTTTTCAGCATTATGCGATTCGATATTTCTTATGCGCCAATAAATATCATATAGTATACCACTCTTTATACTACCTTCATGACATAAAGCCAATATCTTAGCCCCGCTATACATCGCATAATCAAGCATCATGACACTTATTTTTCCACCACTATACACTAAACAGTTATTATGAGGAACTGTTATTGAGAAAATATCAGTGTCTTGGTCAACTGCGTCTATAGGGTTTTCTACTTCATAGAAACCTGCACCATACATTCTGTCATACCATATCTTAGTTCCGTCTACACAATAATACCATATCTTACCTATATCACCTCTTATGATGACTCTTGCTTCTTTACCAAAGCCGTTTCCGGATGGACTTTCGAATTGTATAAGATTAAGCGGATCAGACGAGCTATATTCGACAACAGGTTCTTGTGTATCCGAACGTGCGTCTAACGCAAATGCTCCTCCTACTATACGACCTCTATAGAATGTTAATAGTATTACATCATCGGCATCTCTCGTGAAGTTAACACCATCGTATCGTAATGATAGTTTTTTCTGTCCGTAATTATATATCAACATATTTGAACTAAGTATAGTTAACTCTGCTATATTGTCTGTAACTATCATTTCCGGCGGTACATTTAATATAATCTGATTACCATTGCGATTGGCCTTCCATTTCCCATTCTCAAATATCATGTAATCGCCGTTAGGTAGGGTTATCCAAGCTGGTCCCGTAAATCGTATAACTCCTTCGATACTATCTTCTGTTGAACCAGTATTATACACGTTAGCAATTCTACAGAAATGATTAGCGTCGACGTATGATGAACCAGATATTACAGTTTCACCTACACTAAGACCCTTAGCGTTAAGCCTAACTCTGACATCTGCTAAATATCCATTAGTAAATATTCCATTATTGTTTACCCCTAACACTAAATACGCCCCCGTAAAGCTTGCGCCTTCTGCTAATACAGTTATCATACCAGTTGCTAAATCTGCAATAAGTGTAGACCAATTAGGCAAACGGTATATATTATCGCCTGTATCTTCTTTAATTATAGTCTTCGTTTCACCGAGTTCGTTGTATATCCAGATTCTACCGGTAAATGACACGGTTAAACTGTCACCATCAGATTCAACACCGACTATAGTTATACTATCTTTCACAATATACCCGATACTCGATAATTTATCAATCGTAACACTACCGTCAGCCAGCTTATCAGTAGTTATAGAATTATTTGCTGGCACTGTGTTTACGGCAGCCGAACCAGCAATTTGCTCTATAAGGGAGTCGTCCAAATACTCTTCTGTTATTTTTCCTTTGTTCAGGTCTATTTGGTCTATCGATATCTTAGATCCTCTATCTGCTTTGCTTGTCGATAAAGTAGTAAAGTTTGTCGTCACTCTTCTATCAAGAGATTCAACCACAGACTTCTCAGCTTTCGTCGATGATAGTGTGTTGTAATTACTTGTAACCTTCTCATTAAGAGCGTCGATGTCATTTTTCTCGTTCTTATTAACAATATCAATAGCTTCTTCTATTTTATTAAGTTTACCTTGAGTTATTCTATCACCAGTTCTCCAAACGGTTTTGTTATAGTCTCCGTTATCATTAAATGGAGGCAGTGGCTGTTCTTTTCCTGTGTTTGTAACTTTCGCTATAGAATATCCAACTATAGCATTGTTGACCTCATTATCATGGTCTTCAGAAGCTATTGGTTCTCGTATTTCTATTCCGTATTCAACAGGAGGTATAGAAACACGTGATTTTTTATCGGAGTCAAATAATCTTATTTGAAAAGAATATAGGCCTACTTCTTCTATTTGGTCTAGGAATTCTTTGTTCATAACAAATGATACTGTACCGTTCACGCATTCAACAACATCAGAAAATATGTTTCCTCCATATGGCGTAAGAATGGCTAACTGTCCGAATACGGCTTGTTCAGACTCTATTACATTTGTGCCTGTCATAAATTTAAACTTACTGTTCATGATAGCAAATCGTAGAGCGACTTCGTAGTCACCTCTGTATACTACGATAGGTTCATCTATTTTGGAGGCACCTTTATTGATCGTAATGGTTCTATCTGTAAATATCATTTATTTCTTTTCACATCCTTTCTATTTTTATACAATCACTGTATATAGCAGTGTGATTTTATTAACATTCATTTGCGAACTATCACTTAATCGCAGCCCTGTAATATCAGTGACAATATCGAATGATGTTTTTGTTTTGTTTGTTATATAAATATTCATTTTTTGAGTTACTATACCATCCCAAGTATCTCCGAAATCATATGTTTTAACGTTAAATATCACAGCATAGTCAGTTGTTTCTTTTTTGAATTTATCTTTTGATAATGTTACAGTTGTTGTTTTGTTGCCATTTATTGTTATCTCATTTTCATACGCATATGATGATATCGCTGATATACTGTTAGTGATTCCGTTTAATCTAGAATCAATTTCGTCTAGTTCCGAATTAATTTCGGTAATATTTTTATTTAACTCCGAAACAGAGCCATCCATACCAGATATATTTTTGTCTAGAGAATCTAGTTGTTCGTTTATGTCTAAAAACATATAATCAATCACATCTTTAGCATCACTCATATCACCATCTAAAATTACAACAGTATCGTTACTGGCAGAAATATCACTAATATTACCTTCTATTGTGGCTATATGGTTCTGTATAGAAACGATTACCCGTTCTCCATTTTTTATATGGACGGTGCTATCCACTGGCGTTAATATATCCGAACCGTCCAATTGAACGTATACATTATCGTCTTGTATCACTACGGTACCATATATTTTGTTTTGTTCCCCTTTTTTAACCGATCTATCGTTTGTTGTTTTGACAAAATCCGATATTATATTATTGGATAGTTTCACGTTGCATCAATCCTCCCATAGATTAGTAGTAAATATCGCTTTGGACGATACTGGGCATCCAGGAGTACATTCTATAGATTGACTTACAATCTTGGCTTTAACATTTCTTATACCGGCTCTTTCATAATTCAAACGGACACAGTCTCCAATACGAACTGGACAATATCCGTGTTTAAACGATATAGTGTATTCTATAGAAGATAGCTCTTTTAATATTTTTGCAGCATATTCTTCTAACTCCTTTTGCGACGGCCTTCCGATTACATCAGGGTTTGTTATCCTGTGAACTATTTTACGTCCTCTACTTTGTATAGATACCGGGCTATTTTGATTTTTGTTTTCGGCCAACGTAGAAGTTGTTGTTGAACCGTTCGAATATACTACTTCTACAACATTCGGTATGCCGTACAGGTCATGATTTAAATCGAAATTAGGATATAGAATGGAACTATTATCAGTGTCGAATGTCCATATCGGCTGCAACGATGCTAGCGATTGTTCAGGAGAAAATAATACTCTACCCAATTCATCCAGTTCCAATCTCATTTCAGCATTAGCTAATAAATCGGTAACGAAACGCATCCAAGTTTCATCGGGGTTAGCTATAAAATTGGTGGACAGTTTAGTGTCTTTAGTCCCTGCGACCAAAGGCGCTCTAAGCTGTTCTCTTAATATCTGACATACGCGCTCTAGTATATTTTCATCTTTGTGTATGAAATATCCGATTGGTGGGTATTTTTCTTTAAGTTCTAGTAAAGGCGTATACGCATCCATAGTAATATTTTTTATTCTACCATCGAAACTATATGAAGGTGTTTGTACCAAATAAGTCCCTAATGGATGTTTCTCTCTTATTCCATTTTGAATCGTAACGAGGTAAATTCTCACATAACACTCGCCCAAAGATTCAGTTATTGTAATTGAGGCCGACCCTAATGTTTCGGCCTCTAAATCTCTTGATATAGTACTATTTATCACTGTGTCTATTCTTTTTATATCAGTCCAAGTTCCGGGGTCAACGATATAATATTCGAATGTCTGTTGCATCGTGGATGTCCAATTAACCATCCTATATACCCCCTTCTACTCTTTTTATATTAAGCGTTACCGGTATAGTTTGTTGGCAGTGTTTTTGGTCAAACGATACCGATATACTAGCCCAATAACCACTTCCCGACGGCTCTCTAACGTATACATCACCCATATAAATTGCTAATCTTCTTAACGCATATAACGTGTTCTTATCGTATTTTGGAATTTCAACATTCCAGGTTGCAGTCGCACCTATTTGCGTTCCGTAATAACTGACAGGGTGTGAGCGCCCGATATACTCAACCATGTTAACATCGACGCTGTTGTTATCCGAAATATCAATGTTAAATGGTAATTTAAGCATAGAACCCGACCATACTGGCTTTTGCATTTGAACCTCTTCCTCGTTGGCTTCGAATGATGACCATACTTCATCCCATTGTATAATCACCGATTTTTCGCCTATCGGAAATCCTGAAATATCATTAAAACTTATAGCTCCAGTTTTATTACTCGTAGCCACTATTCTATATCTAGCATAATCCAATGCTGGGTGTGGATCCGTTATAAATGTGGCATCTTCGTTGTTTATGCCTGCTCCGATCTCTACGAATCTACCATCATACTCCCTACGATATACTGATAACGTTACATTTTCCAACAGTGTAGGAGTATCAGATTGAACTATGCAGAAATATACTTGCTCACCCGCTCCAGTTGTCCCTGAATAGACAACATCATTATACTCATCCGTATAACAATCTTTTACCAATACGCCCGACATGTCTTCCAATGTGGAATTTGTACGATAAAAATATCCAGTCGATGGTTCGTACACAACTTCATAAAATATCATTGGGTACATATCACAATACGGTCTTATGTGGGTACATAACGTCTCCGGATCATACGTAATCTCCGCGTTTGGAGAATACATAGTATCGCTCCAAGATACGACGAATTCCGCTGTGTCTTCCGCTGTAAGTCCCGTATTCATGCTTATAACACCTTTCACCCTGTATGAAATATTATTTTCCAAATCTAAATCGGTCGGTTGGATTTCAAACAATTGATTTTGATTGGTGTCGTAGAATCTCGAGTATACCTCATCGCCTTCGGATACCATTTTTCTATTACCAACCTCATCCCAACACTCATACGACTCATTTGATACTATGGATAAGTGATAACCTATAGGCGTTTGAGTGTTCGGGCTGTACTGACATCCTATAAATAATGGAAAAGAAGTGATTGTATCAACTGAATTTTGTTTGCTATCCATAATGTTAATCGATAATACCGGCGGTGTATATACGGTTATAGTTCTTTTTATAGACCAGTCCCCATACTCTGCTACTGCACCTTTTGTGCATACTCGCCATTTTACTTCTGTTCCATCTTTAAATTGGGTTGTGTCGAGAGTATAAAAACGATTTTCATCCGTATCTTCTTTATTGCTAATTTCAAATATTTTAGTTTCTCCCGTAACAGATATCTCGATTTTTGCACTAGATTCTTTGGATCCGTCCTCTGAATTATGAATCCAATACAATTTAATCGATTCCCCTATAACCCCTATAGTGGTAGAAGACCAAGTCGTCGGCGGATTAGGTTTAGTTCCAATTACTACCGATTTAACTCCGGTCCAACCTGATTCTCCTTGATCGTTAACCGCTTTGAGTCTGAAAAAGAATGTTTTTCCTGATTCGAGACCTGTTAAAGTGTAAGTCGTCCCTGTTATCCCTGTTTGTTCTTGTAAAGCGTTTGAACCGTCAAAGTATGATTTATCAATAGCGTATTGTATCGTGTATGTTTTTGCTCCTTTTGACGCATTCCACGTCAATCTGACCGATGTTTCTGATACAGCCACGCAACTCGTTATCGAAGAAGGAGCATCTGGTATAGTCGCTATATTATTCGAATACGCTGACCATTCACTATAAACACCATTCTTTTTACCTCGACAACGAACTTTATACTCGGAACCAATGTTTATTTTACATGAATACGACGCCGAATTTGTGATTACCGAAGCTGTCCCCGTCTTATATACGTTACTGTCATTTTGAATTACCTGGAATTGCATCTCGGTGCCGTCGGTGTAATTATCGACTCTAGCCGTTAAATTATAACCATTCAATGTTACATTGGGTTGGCTTGGAGTCGCAGGAACCGCAACGAAGTCGTAATATTTACTTGTGGACCAGCTTGCCGTCCAATAATAAACGTCTTTATCGTTTGATTTATAAGTCTTCGAAATTGGTTTTACTTGAAAACATACTCTTTTCGCATTTGCAGGAGCGTTATAAGTAGAATGTCTTTCTGTGACTTCGCTATCGCTACCGACAAACCATACGCCGTTCCCAGTGTCATACCACCATTTTGCTTGGTATTTATCAGTATTAGAATTGGTCCAGCTCCAAGCTGCGTATATGGTTCTATCCGTACCGGTCTGTAAACCAAAATTAGTTATCGTAGCGACTGTCGCCATTGCTATATCCTCCTTTCTATTCTAGCGGCTCTCACTAGAGTTTCTACTGCATTTACTATGTTACTTCCGTCATCATATGTTATTCCGTTTATGTTGTAGCTTGTGTTGCCTGCTACTGGCATGTTATCCTTAAGGTCTTTTATAGCGGATACTATTTCACTATTACTAATTCCATTTTGAACTGTGCCCATGCTACTTGTCATGATGTTAGCTGCGTCTGTCGATAATGCGATATTACCACTTCCTGGTATCATACTATTAAGTCTTCTTGAGTTCGCTTGTACATTGCTTAAATCTAATACAGGTGTTATTACTGGGTTTGCGTTTATGTCTAATAAATCGTTCATGTTAGATAATGGCTTAGCGAAGTTGTCAATCACACCGTTAGCCACATTAAATGCCGTTTTATCTACTTGATGTGAATATTGTTCTAGACCTTTAACGAAACCTTCATCCACATATCTACCTATTTTCATGAATACTCTCGAAGGCGATTTAATACCTAATGCCGACTCTGCTGCTGATTTTGCTTTTTCTGCAATTTCTCTGGCTTTCTCTCCAACCCAACTTAAAGCGTTAGATATACCATTACAGAACCCTTTGACTAAGTTTTCACCCGCAGAATATAAAGCTTTACCGCAATCACCAACACCTTCTATAGCTTTATCTTTAATTTTTCCAGCTTCGGTTTTAACACTATTCATTTTCTCGCTCATACCATCTTTAAACGATTCTAGTAATTCTCTACCTTTTTCTGTAAACGCGCTATAAGCCCCTTTTATAACTGCTTCTCCAGCATCTATCATGGCAGTTATAACTTTGCTTACAGCCGTTTCTAACCTATCTTTATTGTTAGTTATACCGTCAGCAACACCTTCGATGAAACTTAGAGATAAATTTATACCAGATTCTATAACTTCACCTAGGTTGGCTGCGATACCATTTATGAATTCTGTTACAATGTTTAAAGCCGCATCAACTATTTGGTAAATGTTATCACGTATACCTTCTAACACTCCTAGTGTCATATCCATACCATAACCGACTAATTGCGGAACGCCTTCTGCTAACGTTTTAGCAAACGCCAACACAATATCCATACCAGTTTGAGCTATTAATGGAATATTGGTTTGTATTGCCGTAAGGATTGCTTGTAATAGTGTGCTAAATGCTGAGACTATCTGCGGCGCACCTTTACCTACGGCTCCAGCAAAGTTAACCATTGCTTCTCCGGCTTTAAGTCCTATTTGTGGTAATAAGCCTATAAGTTGTCGTACGAATTCTATTATACCAAATCCTGAAGCTGCTATAGCACCGGCTACTAATGCGAATCCAGTTGCGAATATACTGAATCCAGCTCCTGCTGCTAACATACCAGCGCCTAATAATGCCACTGATGCAGCTAAACCTAATAAACCAGGTATTGCTCCGGTTAATAAATATCCAGCTGCGGCTATAACCGCAAATGCTCCTGCTAGAGCTAATAGACCGATACCAACTTGAGCTAGGCTTAAATGACTAAGAGCTATTAATTGCGGCGTAAATACAGCCATAGCCGCTGCCATAACTAACATTGCTGCTGCTCCTGCTATGCAACCAGTCATCGCATACATGGCCACTGCTAATATCGCTAATGAACCAGCTAAAGCTACTAAACTCTTACCTATTTCTTCCCAAGATTGTCCTCCTAACATACCTAATGCTAAACTTAGTCCCATAAGTGCTATACTCATAGCTCCAAGGCCTACTGATAATAATAACATCTGAGGCCCAGATATAAGTTTAGATGCTACACCCAAAATAGTTAGCGCTCCAGCTAACGAAGTTAAACCTCTACCTATAGTTTCCCAACTAATAGAACCCATAGCTCTTACGGCTACAGATAATGCCAATACTGCAACGGACATAAGCGTTAAACCGGCCGCTAAAGATGCCATTTTTAGTCCGCTTCCTCCAACTTTACCAAATACTCCTATAACAGCCAAAATACTAGCTATACCGGCTAAACCTTTTATTATCTGGTTTGTATCCATGTTACCAAATAAATACATAGCTTGCGATAGCACTATTAACGCTGCGGATAATATCAATACTGCGGTTGCCGTGCTGGTGCTAAGATCTCCGAATTTAGCTAAAGCTAAGAATCCTGCTAACTCTAGTAATACTGCTGTTAAAGCGAATAAACCAGAACCTAATGTTTCTGCATCTATACTACCAAGTAGTTTCAATGCTCCAGCCATACCCATCAGAGCTACACTAAATATCAATAAGGCCGCTGACGTTTTCTTAAGACCTTTATGAGTTCCATCGAAAGCTGTGACTGCTATACCCATAGCCCCTAGCATAACAGTAAGGCCTGACACAGCTACTAACATCTCATCTACGTCGATAGTTGACAATACCTTAAGCGCTAAAGCCAATATACCCATAGCTGTAGCCATAGACAATATCGAAGCAGAAACTCCAAAACCATTCTTGATACCTCCGACTTTAGCTATAAATCCATACGCTAACGCTAGTTCGGCGAATACAACTCCTAAACCAGCTAAACCTATCGCTAAAGCTTTCGCATCTATGCTACTTAATAATAGTAGTGATGCGGCTAGTATCCCAACTGCTCCAGCTATTTTCAGTATTGTCTTAGCACTTAAATCTCTTTGCCATGCTTCTAGAGCTTCTTTTGCTGTTCCTAAAACTTCAACTATTTCCTTACCTATTGATCCGAAACTTTTAAACATGTTACTAAAGCTCTTAGTTACATTCTTAACGTCATCTGAGATACCGCCAATTTCTTTGAAAGTATCTTTGATGTGTCCAGCAAGCTTAAGACCTGACGCTGTTTGTAGGCCTTTCGTTATTGTATCGAAGTTTATAGTTCCTACAGCTTTACCTATACCTTCTCCTAATGTGGATATAACTGTTCCAACTGGGTTTAGTATCTTACCAAGGTTACCGAACACCTTACTAAAATCCACACTACCAATAGAATCGAAGAAGTTGCCTATTCCTGTTTTTAAACTTTCGAATTTATCGCCTATGAAAGTAAAGGCTTTATTTAAACCTGTTCCTATTCTATTAAATACTTGTTCGCTTAATGTTTTTGAAACGACACTTGCGAATTTACCCATAGATGAAGTAACAGATAACACTGAGGAACCTATAGACGGAAATACCCCAAGTAAAGGTTTTAGTCCTTTTACGACATTTCCAACAGCATTACCTACAGTTTTAAATACATCGAATACACCTTTAAATGTATTCTTAATTTTCTTGGCTGTTTCATCATTCATTTTGAATTTGTAAGTAAGGTCTCTGAACTTAGTAGATAAGTCAGTTAACTTTTGTCCAGTCATAGAAGGAAATACTTCTTTCCAAGCGTCTCCTATTGAGCCTAGACCTTTACCAACACTTTGTATAATGTTAGAGAAACCTCTTATAGCGGCATCTCTACCTCCACTCTCGTTCCAGAACTTAAGCATATTGTTTCTGGCTTCGGTAGAAGGTCCTATTATATCTTCGAATCCCTTTTTTATACCAGTTAGTAATTCTGTAGCTTGGTCTTTGTCACCTATGATATGTTCCCAAGAAGTCGTCCATCCAGATTGTACTGTCTCTTTTAAAGTATCAAATAAACCTGTAACCGTACGAACTTCTGTTGCTGCGTTAGTGGCAGTCTTAGACATGTTCATTATGGCTTTGACTTGTTCATCAGAGTATCCTTGTGCACTTAATTCGGCTTCGGTATATGCTCCCGAAATCTGCTTAAGCGTTTCAATCATTACATCCGAAGTTAACCATTCACCTTTAGTTAAACTTTCCCTGAAACTACCATATTTATCTATAGCGGCTTCAGCACCAGTACCCATTAATTCGGATGTTCTTATCAATGCTTTCTGGAATGCTTCACCACTCATACCTGCATTTTGAAGTGAGTTCCAGTCCATCAATTGAACTTTACCAGCGGCTAATGCTTGTGACATTTGATACATCGCACCTGCTGCTTTAGTTGCGTCAACACCAAAGAATGCCGCTAAGTTCGACATACCTTTTATCGATGCAACCGAGTCTTCTAGACCAACACCCGCTGCTGTGAACTTACCTATGTTGTCGGTCATCTGGGCGAAGTTGTAGATTGTTTGGTCTGAGTATTCGTTCAACTCGTCAAGAGCTGTTGTTACTGTATCTAGCGTTTCGCCTTTCTCTGCGGTATTCGCCAAGATTGTACTTATGGAGTTCGTCTTTAGTTCATACTCTTGAAACCCAGTAGTTATAGGGTCTAGCGTTAATGTTTTAACCATCTTAGTCCCAAAATCGGCAATTTTAGAACCAAGATTTAAAAATATCCCTTGAACTAATGAATTAAGCGCTGAAAATTTCTGTCCGACAGAATTAGTAGCATTACCTAATTCTTCCATGCTATCGGTAGTACCGTCTATTCCTTCTTCAGCACCATCCATCATACCTGCAAACTTTTCTGCTGCTTTATCTCTAATGTCTAATAAGAAATTTCCAAATTTTTGCAGTTTACTTTCTGATTCATCAATATCTATAATATCTTCCGTTTCGAAATTCATCCCAGAGACCTGAGCTTGAACTTCTTTTAATGCTTTACTTACTTCTTTTAACCCGTCAGCGGCAGATGTCTTACTAAGGGTCTCATTTAATTTCTCTAATGATTGTAAAGTCTTTGAAATCTTACCCTCAAAGTCGGAGTTGTCAAAGGTCATTTTGACGATTCGTTCGTCTATAGAACTCATGATCTAGTCACCTCTCTCCATGCCGCTTCTGCTATCTGATCAAATATAGGTCTCATAGCAGGGTTAATGTAATCTGTAGGTGCAACATAGCCTCCGGTACCAGTACCATGTCCGAATTGTAATATTACTGCTATATACACCCCTTTGTTTTGGTCTGTGTTTGTCCAGTATATAACTACTCTGCTTCCTTCGTTTACTATTTCATACCCCCAAGATGCTGCAGTGGAACCGTCTTCTTTAGGAGTTGCTGCGGCTAAAGCGGATACACCCATTTGAGCGTACTTCTGTAATATCGAATTGAAATCCAGGTTTTCTATTCTGTTAAGGAACTTTAAAGTTTTATTAAAGTTTCCTTTAACTGTACATTTGATCATTTAATTCACCACCTTTAGGTCGTACCTACCCTTTAGTTTGGAATTGTTTCTTTCTAGCTTCATTCAGAGCTTTATTTCTAGCTAATATTTCTTGTCTGCTCATTTTCTTAGGTGGATTATTCTTAATATTACATACTTTAACCAATGTTAATAATCTGTTCAGATGCCAATACTGGCACTCGAATGGTATATTAAACGAAACCATCCAATAATATATGACTTCCGATGTTATCGTCTCTTGTCCTCTGCCAGGCTTATCATTTGAAAAGGTAGTGGCAGTCATAGGATGTGCTATATAGTCATTTATACTTTTAAGGTTGTCTTCTGTTAGTCTAGTTAATACTCCTTTGTCGGTTTTTTCATTTATACACATACAATGAACATAATCCAGAATTTCTTCTAATGATTTATTCTTACCATCTAGGAAAGGTTTGCACCATTTTGATTCCCATTTTGAAATTGAGACCAGAGAATGTTCCAATTGTATAGTGGCGTCATCATAGTATATGAATTCGCTTGTTTCTTCATCGAAATATTCTAATCCAGGTATAGTTATCTCTAACATCTCTGGCCACCTTTACTACTTGTTAATGTTAGCAGGCATTATACCATTTACAAATGCCGCTGCTTCGCCTTCATTAAGAGCTAGTGACATGAATATTTCGCTATATGCTTCTGTTTCAGAGAAAGCTTTTGAAATTTCTTCACTTTTCACAAATCTTCTACCGTCTGCAGATTTTTCACCATAAGCTTTTAGCACCATTTGTTTGAATAAACTAACGATTTTTACATTATCCTTAGATGCTACTATTTCTTCTAGCATTTTAGAAAAGCCACCTTCTACGGACATTTCCATTTCAGCGACTTCGGCTTTAGATAGGTTGAAATAAAAATCTTCAGTTCTTTCCACACCATTATAGTCTACATAAGTTACAGTTTTCTTGATCATGTTAAATATCTCTCCTTAATTTAGTATTTTGTACTGATAAAAAATAAGAGCCCCACGTTTTTATTGCGAGGCTCTGTTAAATTACTTAAGCATTTCCATTATTTCATTAGGTAATAATAATTTAGCTTCGTTTGATTCGTCTCCGAATAATGCATCTTCTAATAATGCCATTTTTTCTTCATCTACTTTAGATGCGTCTATAACTAAAGATGCAGTTGGCTTGAATCCGTCAACTGGAACTGGAACTGTAGATAATTCCCAGCTAAATGTTATTGCTTCTGGGTTATCGTTTATTGTAGAATATGATTTCTCAGAAGGTGCTACAGTACATCCGTATAATAAGTGTAATTTGTAGCTAAATTCTTGCCCTTGTATATCGTTACCTAGAGCTGTTCTGTAACATAAACCGAATGCTCTTCTTGCTTGTTGACCGATAGTAACACCAGTTGCTATAGCTGCACTACCGTCACATTGTTCGAATTCTTCAGGATATGTGTAAGCTTCTATTGTAGCCCCGAATTGTTCTGCAGATCTTAAAGTAAGGTATTTAACGTCATCTGCATATAAAGGAGTTTCTTCTGCTCCTGAAGGACTTTCTGTTACTGCTGTTAACCCATTCCATACTACTCCGTTTTTGTATGAACCATCATTGTCTTGTACGTATAATACGCCGTTCTTAACACCCGTTTCGAAGAAACGTTGTCCGACTTCGTCCCAAATTAATCTTGCCATTTTGAATTTTCCTCCTTGTTTTAATAGTATAATGTGAAAGCATAGTGATTAAGGTTATCCGCAACGTAGCCTCTGGTGAATCTACACATTGGAATAGCGTTTAATACTTGCTCTATTATTTCAATTGTTGGTTTCTTGAATATGAATACCACGTCATAACTGTTTGTGTAGTTATACACGATTCCATCAGCTCGTTTAGCGTCCCCAGAGCCAATATGATAAACAACACATGGGTATGAAATCTGTACTGAAGCGGGAGGTTGGAAATATACGTTGTTACTACCTACTAAGTCACATAATTTCTCGTGTAGTTCTAATCGTCTATTCATTGTATAAACCTCCTATAGTCAGTACTAATCTAGGGTACTGTACAGTGACTTCTGAAATCTTCCACTTCGCACCCATGAATACTACATATTTCATCGCATGGAAATTATTATTGGCAAACGGGTCGGCTATGATACTGATTTGATTGGAAACGTTAATGTCGTCATTAACTTTAGCAGAACCACTAAAACGCCTTGAGTTTCTTATAACATCTCCGAAATACTCAACCTCTACTATCTGCTCTTCCCAGATTCCCGGTTCTGTTTCTTTAGTTACAGCATAGCCGATTACTCCACAAAACTTTGCCATTTTGAATTTCTCCTATCTTATTGAGCGTTTTCTTCTATAACTATAGCAGAGAAAGGTTTAACTAATGCTCCAGAGCATCTTGTTTCAATTAAGTATTTTTGTGCGTTGTAGTCTATATCGAAATCTTCGAACATAGCAACTGCTCCACCTTTATCTGCACCAACGTTGTAGTCTTTTAAGTTAACTACTATTGCTAATACATTTTTGTCTTTAGCTAAGTTCTTAGCACCTTCCATAACTGGTACTGTAACTATATTCTTAACTCTTAAAGCTCTAGCTAAAGCTTGTTCTGATTCGTATATTATTCTTCCGTTTTTATCTTCTAATAATAACATTTCAACTAACATGTCTTCTGCTAAGAACATAGTTGGTTCACCAGAACCTTTGTAATCTTTTCTAGCTCTTAATACTGATTTTATGAATCCTTTAGCCTTTTCTTCTCCTTCAGCTACTTCTAATTCTTTGTGTATAGCAAATAAAGGGTCTTCATTAGCTATAGATCTGATGTGTTGTTGTTGGATTTTGTTATCATCGTCAGCTAATCTTCCATCCCCTATTAATATAGCTCTAGCTATCTCTTCTTCTAACATCATTCTCATTTCTTGTTTAATCCAAGCAACTACGTCGAAGCTAGTTATATCTATAACGTCATCTCTGTGTAATTTTTGCTTTTTGTATATAGTTTGAGGGTCAGTAGTTCTCTTTAATAGTGAGAATACTTCTTCTTTCTTTAAGTCACCTTTCATGTAACCTAATGCTCTAGCTTCGTCTTCTCTTATATCAGCAAACATAGATTTTATTCTAGAGAATGGTGTATGATGTACTCCAGCCATTACTTGAGCAACCCATCCTGTGTCTCTCTTGATGAATTCAGGTACATTATTCATGTTTCTGTATTCAGGGAATAACATAGATATACCTTCACCATCAGTATTAGGTTTTATACCATAGTTATCATATATAGCGTCTCCGTGTTCGTCAGCATGTTGTAACACTGCTTCTTTTAAAGACCCTAATCTTTTAGCATCTCTTAATATATTTTCTACATCAGCATGTGATAATACATTTTGGTTATATTGGTTATCGTTTTCGAATACATTATGTTTCATTTCTTCTTCTCCTCCATTATCGATATTTGAATGTTGCGCTGCATTTTCTTCTAAAGCTTGCCCTATAAGAGCATACATAACGTTCTTTTGTTCTTCAGTCATAGAGTCAACAACATCTTGGACTGTCTTTTCTTTCTTACTATCTTCCACTTTCTTATCCTCCTCTTTCTTATCATTTTGAATTTCTTCATCGGCATGGTAAAGCTCGATGTCTTCTCCAGTGTATATAACACCTTCTTCGTCTGAGGTTTCACCGTGTCTAAGAATAGAGTCTATGAAAGCTCCAGGATTTGCTCCTGCTAGAACTAAACTAACTTCTCTTATGACACCATGTTCTACATTTCCACCTTTTTGTTTTAGTTGATTCGCATAAATAGATAGAGCTGTAACATCGCCATGTTGCACTAACATCTTAGCATTTTTACCAGCTTCTGTATCGTTGAATGTACAGTATGCATAAACGCCATTATCTCTATTTTCTAATAACGCATGACCTAAAACATTAAGTGGATCGTTGTGTTGATGATTCCAGACTAATGGAACTGTCTGTCCGTCATTATTCTTGAACGCATCTCTCATGATAGTTCTTCCGTCTGAGCATTTTAAGTTATTCTTAGTTGCCCATCCGCTAAAATCATACTTCATCCTCTTCGCTTACCTCCTTTTCTATATTATCAGGTTTTTGTGGAACCTCTTCGTTGGATTTGTTTAAGTTCTTATTACGTAACTCGTCTGCTTCTGGGTCATCGGAAGGTTTGATACCTACGATTTGTCTTATTTCGTTTGAAGATAGGATTTCGTTACGTGTGAACTTATCTGCTATGTCCGCCATTTCATTTACAGGTACAAGCTTGAATGGATCTCTGAAGAACTTGATGGCTTGTCTTTGCGCTCTAGCAGTCTTCGTTAAGAACTTACGATTCATCTCGTCTACTATAGCAGCTATTATAGGTTCTATAGTACGATTGTAGTAATTCAACATAGTTTTATCATCAGCGCTTCCATCTAATATAGCTTGAGTTAAACCTAATTGACTGTATAACATACCAGTCAAATATTCGATTTGTTTCATTAGGTTGTTTTCGGCAGGTCTGTTTAACTGAGTTATTCTTTCTGTACCATCAGTATAAGCTATACCGTATTTTGAACCAGCTAATTGCATCTCTATGTCTTTTCTTCTGTCTTCTGCTTGTTTACGTCTAGCTTCGCTCTTTATAACGTAAGGTAATTGTATTATTAAATCTAGCTTACCTGCTCCAGACTGTTCGTCTATTACATCTAATAAATTTAACTTACGTACAAGACGTTGCATAGTTGAGTTGTGTTCGTTAATGACCGCATATAAAGGATTTTCGATAATAGCCACTGTAGACTTAGGAAGAGTCACCTCTTCATGGATACCTTTTTGGTCATTGTATAATCTAACTCTAACGTGTGCCGGATACCATTCTATGATTTTACCAACCCTCATGGTATTTATTTCATAAGAACCAGATATCATCGGATTAATGGTTGTGTCTACCGGCACTATAGCAACACATCCTTCATCCAACATGGACATTACCACATCTTGTAAGAATGCTCTACCTGTTTGGTCAATGTTTGCTTCGACATTCAAGCAGTTTTGTAATCCGGAGTTTATCTCTTCAGTGTATCTTCCGTTTTCATCAAGTCTTACATGTTTGATTGATATGGAAGCCACATCCAAAGCTAAACGGTTATATACAGATGTTACTATTGATCTTTCATTACCTCTTGTGAAACGAACACGGTCTGGTTTATTATAACTAAAATATCCCATATCCTGATAAGGACGTCTTCTATCGTTATCCAAGAAAGCATTCCAAGCATGTTGTAATCTATCTGTTATTCCCATTTTGAATTTTCACCTCCTTTATTTCCATAACTCTTCATCAGTGACTCCAAATTTCAACATCTTTTTAATTTCTTTATCACTAAGCTTTGTGTTAGGGTGTTCTTCCTTGTATTTCTCTACAGCTCGTTTATCGGAATAAGCCATACCGCCAAATATAGCAGCGTAAGCACCACCCATCTTAACCGCAGAAGGAGCCAACATCATAGCCATTCCCTTATCTGCATTTTTCTTGATTTCTTCTTTTGCCATTTCGCGTTTAGCGTAGTCGTATTTACCATCGAATGTTATGATAGGAGCTTTGGCGTTATATCCACTATATTTTTTATCGTTTATGTCATATATAGCATTCATGCCTTGGTCCTTTAAAGCTTTGTAGAATTTACTAGCACGAGCTTGACCTTCTTCCGAGTTATCAGTAAGAGCGATATTGTATATATCATACGCTTTCTTCATATCTTTTTTATTTAAAACCTCACCTTTTGTGACTTTATCTGTAAGTTTGTTGAATCTAGGATTGAAAGCGCCAGCATCTTTTGCTAATTCGTCAACTGATTTCTTGAAACTCGAGTCATTTTTATATAGATTATTAAACGTTTCTTGAGCCCTCTTTGGCGACGCGATTTTAACATCTTGTTGCGGTTTTACCGATACGTCGTAAATTTTCTCCCAAGATTGCCCTTTTTTCTGTAAATCGTTAGCTAGAACACCTTTGTATTTTATCTGGTCAGACTTCTTATACGACATGTATTGTCTTCCTCCACGTATCTCTGCATTTTCATGCAAACGCATTATACGATGGAAATCAGTATCCTTACTTAACGTTTTATCTGTAGTATATCCTTTATGTTTATTGTAGGCATAGCATGCTGCTACGGTAACAGCCGCTGCGGCTACGGCATATTGTTCGCCTCTGATACGTTTAGCTGCTGCTTGTTCAGCTTGTTGTTTGGACATACCTTTAGCTTCAAATTTCTCTTCAAGTTTTAATCTATGTGTTGATTTCTTTTCAGGTATTTTATACTCTTTCTTCTTTTCACTAGGCCCATCATCGTCGTAACGTTCTTTCCCAGCAGGAGTAAGACTACCGTCTTCATTTTGAAATCTTCTACGACCCCACTTTTGACCTTTTATTCCGTGGTGGTATAATTCTTCTGATGAGATTAGATCATTAAGTCTGTACATTTTCTCACCTCCTATTCAAAGGCGTCTTTGTTTAGTTTATACGCAACATAACCATCCATCATAGCAGCCACGGCGTCTATCTTCTGGTCATATCTTTTCTTTAGCAACTTACGGTTTCCGTTTGTGTCTTCTAAAGTTATACAGTTACCCATAGTAAACGTCATTAGTTCTTCGTCGAATATCAGCATCCTTTCTTCTGCTAGTTTCTTAAGTTCTCCTAATGGTACAGACTCAGTTTTAGCTCCTTGTATTACTTTTTCAATCCCAAATGGACCGTTTTCTCTTTCCCAACGTTCAACAAATGCTCTGGCGTTATAAGGGTCAAACCCGAAGCAACGAACATCGTATTCTCTTTCGATTATGTGAGCATCCAAGTCATCATAAACTTGTTCCATGTCAAGTACGGTTCCTTCCATTACAATCAAACTTCCCTCTCGCATGAACTCATCATACTTTAGACGCATAGCCCCTGGAAGTTTTCGTAATGTTTTATCGGTAATGTAGTTTCGAGTCTTAATTCCGAACGAACCATCTCTCAGTGGGAATAAGAATGTGAATGCGCAGAAGTCATCCCCTTGTGATAAGTCCGCTCCGAGCGCACAAGGCATCCCCCAGAAGTCTCTTCGTCTGTGAGGAAGAGTTTCTTCATAAGTAAAGAAGTAAGTGTAACCTTCCATTGGTATTCCGAAACGTTTAGCTAGAATATCATTACGCACTGCTGGGTTTTTCTCGGCTCTTTCTACATCTAATTGGTAAGTCTCATAAGTTACTGTTTTTCCTATGTTCGGATTTGCTTTCATCCACGTATTAGGGTCCCCGACTTCTTCAACTTCATCCAGTCTATAATACCATATGGAAACGTGAGGGTTGATGTAGTCTCCTTTTAGGATGTCCATTAACTCCATTTTGATTGTGTCACCGCTCCCATTCCTTACAGTCCCTTCCGAGCTCATTGCTACTATCAAGTAATCATCCAGTTTAGAAGCCCCTTGTTCTATGGCACCTATAACGTCTTCTCTTATATCTCCTGATAGCCATTCATCGACTGTTGCTATTTTACATCTTAGTCCTTGAAGTTTATTAATATTCATAGGTCTTATCTCTAGTAATGAACCGGTAAGAAAGTTCTCTATACCTTTCTTTGTAGACGCAAGTTTTGTTCTATTGGCTTTAGCGCCTGTTGTGTTTTGTAGAGATCCTTCGGTTAAGAATTGAAATAGAGGACCTTTGGCTCTTGTTATCGCTGTACGCATCGGCGACATCATTTCTTCCGCTTGTTTCATCGTTGGAGCTGTCGTTATTTGGTGCGTTGTGCTGACATCAACATTTAAAAAATAGTTTTGAATAAGAGACCCATACATTGATTTAGCCGCACCCCTAGCTACTATCAAATACTGTTTGTTAATTAGTCTCTTCTTTATCGTTTTGGTTACGTATTTACCACCATGCCCATCAGGCGAAGGTTCGAATACACTTCTTTCGACGAAATAATACCAACCGAATACTTGCTCAGCCCATAACTTAAATGAGTCCAATAGGTGTAAATCACTCCCATCGGTTAACGTTGCCTCGTTTTCACAGAACTCTATAAAACCGTTTATGGCTTGGTCATCGTAATATATTCCAGGATTCGCAATCAGGTCATCGATTCTGTTCATCTCCATGGAAATCTCTCTACATACTGGTATCTCGCCTCTTATTACAGCATCTCTGAATTTACCGTAGTAAATCGGAGTGGCAGTGTTCGATAACGCCATTTTGAATTCTCCTTTCGTATATTAAGTTGTTATTTCTTTAGTTCTTTGATAGCTAGAGCTATACTTAGCGTAGTGCTAGCAAGTGTTAGAGCGGTCATACTGCGGTCCATAAACTTAGACGCTTTCGATTCGCCCATGTCGATACGCTCTCTATTCTGTATCATTCTAGTGTAGTTCTCTTCCATATTAAGTCTATTAACAGCTTCACGTAATTCTTGATCAGACATTTTACTAGCTCTTTCTCTAGCTGCTACTTCTAAAGCTTTATCCGCTTTCTTTTGTTTCTTTCTACTTCTTTCTGCTTCTAACTCTCTACCAGCTCTATTAAGTTCTTTACCACCATCAACCGCTTTTTTAGTGGCATTTAATGCGGCTTTCGTATTAGAATCATATTGTTTTTCGAAATTTTCTTTAGAACCGTAACGTTTAGCTCCCTCTGGAGTTAAACTACCATCTTTATTTTGGTATCTTCTACGACCCCACTTTTGACCTTTAACACCATGATGTACTAACTCATCAATTCTGTATTGTTTAGGCATGTTATTCACCTCCTTTCGGAGAGTCTCCTTCCAAGTAAAGGCGCCATTCAAGTTCCGAAAGCATTCGATTTATACTGTCAACTAATATACCACTTCCAGGAGGGTCGAACATTAACCTTACTTTAAGGTAAATATAACTTTTAACCATGGTGATTTGCTCTCTATCGATATAATCATCCCATAACTCAGTTCCATCGTAAATTAAGAAACCTTCAGGTGGGCCGATATTAAGTTGATTAAGGATAACCAAAACAGTATTTATATGAATTATTAGGTCTTCGTCAAATGCTCTGTACTCCGGCTGAATTCCTAATAATTTCTTGATTGAATCCAGTATACTATCCATTTTGAATCACCTCCTTCGTATCAATAGACATATCCCATTATATCTTTGCCTATTTTTATCCATTTAAGGAGATCATTAACATTACCAGCATTAACCGACGCATTTTTACCGTTTACGGTTACGTTGTTTTTCTTTAGTATAGCATTTACAGCAGCTAACCCAGCGGCTATAGCCACCCCAGTTGCTACTTGTTTAGCAGCCATTGTCATTCTACGTTTCATCTGTGCCTTTTGAGCGCTTCTTCTTGCTCCTACTTCTGGTGCTTTTCTAGCTTTTGCTCTTTCATACTGATGTTGATCTGATAAATACTTATATTGTTTTTGTAATACTTTATTACTAGGGTCAGCTTGAAGTTGTTTCTTTACTGCTTTAGCTTCATTTAAGTATTTACGTGACATATCTTTTCCAACTTCGCCTTTTATAGCACCTTTTCTATAAGTAGTATTAGTTCGTAACGCTTGTTTGTATTCTTTATGCGCTTGTTTATATGCTTTCTTTAGATCTTTATCTCTAGAGTTTCGTTCGTATTCCATTCTAGCTGCGTTTGATTTTTTACCTAAATCTATTGCGTTCGCTTTGTTTTTAGCATTCGTATTCCAGTTTTTAAAACTCTTATCGATTTTTTCGTTTTCACGTCTAGCTCTTCTAACACCCCATCGCATACCTTTCACTCCGTAATGATAAAGTTCATGCGCGCTAACATAAGTCCACATTTCATATATCACCTCCTTACACTATACCGTAGCGTTTTTTAGCCCACTCTTCTCCTTTCTTTTCATAGGCGCTAACATACTTAGCAGCATCTTTTGTCATGGACTTTTTAACTAGCGTAGTCGATTTTATAGATACTGACGCTTTACCGTCTAGTAATATAATGGGCGCATTAACTACTCCTGAACGACTGTCATATTCATCTCTAAGCATATTAAACCCTTTGTTATTTAATTCCCTATAGAAAGCATTTTTAGACTTAGAAATCTGGTCGTCATAGACAAACAGGTAATTAGCGTATGTGTACATTTCTTTTAATTCTTTTTCGCTAGCCTTATTGTTTATCACTTTATTAAGTTTAGCGTCGAAATTATCAACAAAACCGGAATCCTCAGCGAAAGATTTCATAAGTTTAAATTCATCGAGAGCAGCTTTATCTTTCTTTAATATATCGAAATACATGTTAGCAGCGTCATTTGTCGATGGCGATTTTAACGCTGTTTTAGCTGTTAATTTAAGAACGGTTGACACTTTTTCTTTTGCTAAAATATTCATATACTGGTTGTTATCATTCTTTCCTATAGACGCATACGTTTGTCCTTCTAGTCCTTTTTTCGATACAACTCCGTCTAATATTCTTTGTAATTCAGCCCCTTTTTCTATCTCTATTCTTCCATCATCATATGTTTTATAACGATCTTCGCCATATCTTTTTCTACCAGCTGCAGTTAAACTACCGTCGTCATTTTGGAAACGTCTAACGCCCCATTTTTGCCCCTTGATTCCGTGGTGCTGTATTTCATTGCTCATGGTTATCACCTCCTCCATGGGCAGGTTATTTTATACCTTTCTTCTTGTGGTATTCATTTGTTTCTGTAACTGCTTCGGTAGCGTCATCCACAATTTGTTCCCATCCATCTGGATCTATTTCAGGATTAGGTAATGCGTCCCATTTTACAACTTTTAATGTTTTTTCTCTCTCGAATACTATTATAGGTTTCATTCTGTGTGCGTAGCTATCTTCTAAATCTTCTATAGCGTTGTATCCTTTGGATTTTAAAGCATTAAAAAATGCATCTCTATTATTATCATTAATATAAAGCGACATAGCAAATAATGTATATGCCGAAGCGGTCTCGTTATCCATGCCTTGTTTCATCAAAGCATCTACAATTTTTCTAGGTCTTCCAATAAACTTACCATCCTCGCCACTATATGATAATTTTAAGCTATACATTGGTGCGAAATCTACTTTTTGATCGGCCATTAGTTCAACAAATGTCTCGGCTTTCTTCATCTCACTTGGTAAAACAAGATCTTTTGTTACTTTCATAGTCATATCATATGTTTGTATATACTCGTCACTATCTGAGCTATTCTTTATCCAATTTGTTATTTCATGCTTATATCCTTTAACGTCAGCATCCATAAATGAAATATAAGCTTTACCTTTTTTTTTCACCTTCTGGATTAGCTGTAACCCTATGCACTTCGGAACCTTTTTTAAGAATATAAGTACCGTCATCTAATTCTTCGTCTTGATATCGCTTTTTTCCAGCAGCCGTTAATGAACCGTCTTTATTTTGAAACCTTCTAACGCCCCATTTTTGTCCCTTGATTCCGTGGTGTTGTATTTCATCACTCATTGTTATCACCTCCTCCATGGGCAGGTATCATCTTTGGAACGTTCGACCATCTCGCCAAACAACATTTTATCATCTCCGTAGTGTATTGCTGAGTGTGTTTTCTTGCTGGTACAAATTAAGTACTCTGGATTAAGTAGAAAGTCGGATTGGTGTATCAGGTCGTCTTTTGTTATAGGATTCATATGGTGTATTATTATCCTACTATCCATTTCTCTACCTGGAATACCAAGATCACAGGCGTTATCTCTAACTATTATCTGACTTCTTAACGATTTCCACTCTTGTGAATGGTAGAATTGCTGATTCAAATATCGTTCAAAGCCGAAAGTCTCCTCTCCTACTTTCGCTACTAACTTTAGATACTTGTATCGCTCTTCGAATGTTGCTAATTTCATTAGTTCAGTATATGTCCTAATAATCATCGTCTTCATCTTCTTCGTCATCGTCACTATTTTGTCCACTGTAGTTCTTCATTGCGTTTATAGCATTAGTGTAAAGCTCTTCGATACGTTTAGCTGACTGTAAATTCTCAGTTTTAGCTTCTATAAGCTCTTTCTGTTTCTCTAATATCTCTCTTTCTATCTTTTCTTTAGTTGAACCTAGTTTCAAGTAGTGTGTAATTACTTGAGAAGAGGCAGTTCCTTCGATAAGTTGCTTTTCTGCCAGGTCTACAGCTAGAGATATAAGTTGGTTCTCTCTGGCTTCTGGTGAAGTAGCAGGTCTCATTTTCTTTGGTTGCTCTTTTGGTATACTTTGTTTTTTCTTAGCCAATCTTTATACCTCCTTTTCATATAAAAATATACCACTTTACTAGGCGTTTTAGTTGCCTCCGAACGACTTTTCAGCGTTGAAAGGAGAGGGAAAAACGCCGAAACCCAAATATCCGCACATTGGGGCTCGGAAGCAACTAGAGCACCTAGTAAAAAGGTCTCTAAAAATCAACCCCCGGAGAATTTTTTAAG